TAGTCTGTTCCACCTTGGCAGCGGCATTTTCTGCCTTGGCTGCCGCTTCGTTGGCCTTGGTTGCGGCTTCCGTGGCGGCCTGGGTCTTTTCCTCCAGCCCGGCTACGGCTCCTTCCGCTTTCTTGGCGGCAGCCTCGGCACGGGCGGCGGCATCGCTCGCAGGCTTCCCGATCAGCTCCAGGGGTACGTTCACCATCTTTCCGTCCTTCTCGCCGGGCAGTGATTTCACACCGTTCAGTGAGGTGACGGTTTCCAGGTCCTCCACACCGGTAGAGGACTGGAGCACACGGTCCAGTACTTCCTGAACCAGTTCTTCTTGCGTCATTTCTGCCATACTCATTCGTTTTTATTGTTAATATTTCAATCCGTCACTCGGCTCGCCGAAAAAAAACAGGGTCGCATGGTTGGGGACAAACTTGTCGCTACCTTTCCAGAAGGTGAATATGGCCTTTTTTATGGTCAGACCGTTACTTTCCACCTTGTCGGTATGGATGCCTTCACAGCAGGGAGTCAGCCCCCACTTGCCGGACTCTTCCCAATCCTGTCCTTCAGAGATGGCAGAGATTCGGACCCGGTCGTGCTTGCAGTAGAAATATACGTACACATAATTCTGCCCTCTTTGGTTATTCTCATTTGCCACGATATTCACTCTGTACATTTCCAGACCGTGGCCGAAAGTCTGTGTCGTGACCTTGAAGTCACGGGAAACGTCGATATGAAGCCATAGAAGGAAACCGGGCATACACCAGTGGTCACCCTCGTTCATGCGCCATCGGCAACCGCCCTCGGCATCCACGGCCAGGTTCGCACGACCGCCGGCCCACACATTCCGGGTACAGTTCCTGGCCTGAAGGGTGATGGCCGCATTTCCGTTGGTGTCCTTGCCGATGCTACGGAACATGGCGTTTGTCTGCACTCCTGCGCTTGCAGGCAGCGTATTGCCCAAAGATGCCTCATTATCCAGTACCTTGATTTCCCCGTCAGGGGAATATTCGGTATGGTAACTCTTTATACTGACCGCCGCTTCGTTTCCGTCCGTGTTTTCCAGCCAGTAGCCGTTCATGCTGAAAGCACCTATCGTACCCTTGTTGGCATGCACAGCCCCGTCCTCGTCCACATGAAACGTACCGTTGGCCGTCAGGTCACCCTCCAGCCGGATGTTGTCACCTGTCAGCTTGACGACGGTGCGCGTATTGCCGTACTCGTCCTCCTCTTCCAGGCCAACCCCGATAAGGGCCAGCTTGCCCTCTGCGGTCTGCATATAGATACCGCTTCCTTCCGGCTTCACCACCAGCCCGGTTTCTTTCAATGCTTCACCGTCCTTGTCAAACACCGCTGCTGAAATCTTCACCAGCCGGTCGCTCTGTTCAAACAGTGTCCGGTACTTATAGGCCAGTGCGTCTGCCTTGTTGGTGCTGAACACCAGCAGCGAAATGTAAATCACGCCCGTAAACGACAGCTTGAAGTCGCCTGTTCCGTTCCATAGCCCGTCCAACGTAAACATCTTCTCACCGCCCACGGGCAGGTCTTCTTCATGGCCGAACAGGTTGAAGTTCTCAAACCCGGTCTTGTCAGCGTTCACAAATTCGATTTTCAGCCTTCCGGCCTTGATGACCCGGTAACTGAACGACAGATACACCACGCCGGGCACCCGTTCGCCCTGGCTGTTCGTCTGCCGGTACTCCGGTACCAGCCGGAAGTCCTCCAGTTTCTGCATGATATAGCTGTTCCGGATATAGGCATAAGGCACCTTGCCGTCAGTCCGTATCTCGGCATGCCCGTCCGGCTTCGTACCGTAAGGACCGCCGTTCGCCCAGATCCAGCGTCCGCCCAGGGTGAACAGCGTAGCCTTGCTGCCCGTCTTCCATTTGTCCATGCCGTCGGCAAAACTGCTGTTGTCCAGATAGCTCTGTTCTTCACGTATCTCCTTGCGCAAGCTTTCCACAGCTGAATGGATTTTCCCCTCGGTTATCTCAAACCGCGTCAGGATGTCCTCGCCCGTCATCAGCACGAACGTACCCTTCAGCCACACGTTGTCAGCATACAGGCCGTTTCCCTTCGGTTGGTTGTCTGCCGGGAAAGCGCTGCTCCTGATGCCGTCCAGCTTACCCAGCCGGCAGCGCAGGCAGCCGTTGAAGTTCTTGGCCTTCACCCCGTCCAGAATGTCGATACGGGGCTGTCCGTCCTCCGTGGCCGCAATGGATATAAGGTTCTGCCGGAGCGGGTTTTCCGTGTTGCCCATCAGCACGCACTCATCGCCTGCCTCCGGCTTCACCCCGCCAAACTCGCTTACCGGAACCATCACCCCGCCGGCTATCACCGAAGCCACCTCCACCCAGTAGGATTTCAGCTTTGCCCCGCCTGTAACGGCACAGCGCATCAGGTCATGGGCCACAAACCCTGATTCCTGTTCAAACAGGATGCGGTAGTTGTCGCCCTGCTTCACCACGTCCTTGATCTTGCCGTTGGCTGCCGACACCACCAGCTGGCCGCACACGCTGCGCACCTGCTCGATCAGCAGTTCCAGCGCCACCAGGCTTTGCCGGGCAGTCACTTTGTCCACCGTCAGGTTCGTCAGTCCCGTCAGCTGGTCAATCCACAGCTGCCAGCCCTCACCGGTCAGCCCGTCCACAAACTCCGTGCTGCGCAGCAGTTCGCGGATCACGGCGGTCAGGTACTCGGCATTGCCCTCACCGTCCACGCTGCCGCAGGGCTTGCCGCCGGAAGCCTCGCCAAAGCTCACACCCTTCAGAAAGCGGATGGGCTCTTTGGCTGTGTCCGGCTGGTTCTTGCTCAGAAACTCTTTCTGGCTGCGCCGGGCGGAAAACAGGTTGTTGTCCGTGGGCAGCGTCTTGTCCCAGCTTCGTATGATGTCCGGAAGGGCAGCGCCTTCCGTCTTTGATTTCGTATAGCTTTTCAGCGCACCGATGCTGTCCGTCACCTTGTCGAACTTGCCCACCTGCAGCGCATCGCTTATCTCGATGTCCATCTGCCCGGGTTCGTTCACCTTGCGGCTGATTTTGGTGATACGGCTCTGACGGTAGCCTTTTTCCGGGAAATACTTCCGGCTCTCCAGCTTCACCCGTCTGCCCACAAACAGGTCGATGCCGTGCTCCTCGATGTATACCGGGTCTGTCGGGGCTTTGTAGGCGGCAATGTCCAGCCAGTGGTCCCGGTTGTACTCGTCCACCGCAACCGCAAACTCCTCTTCGGCCAGCCGGTAATACTCATCCGGCATCCGGATATTCCACAGGATATAGGTGTCGCCTGCTCGGGGCACCAGCTTGCCGCCCGGCAGCTGGGTGTCGTCATCGTAGGGCCAGATGGTAATCAGTTCGAATTCACGTGCCGCGCTGTCGTAGTTCACCTCAAAGTAGTGGTCATCGCTTTCTCCCAGCCCGGCCAGGTCGCCCGTCTGGAACGACACACGTTTGGTCTCGCCGGCCAGCTCGTACAGGTTGGGGTCAAAGTTCAGTTCCCCGTCCCGGAAGTAATAGACGGTGAATTTGTTTCCTTCATCGTCTGCCACCTCCTCGCTGCGTACCGAACTGACCGTACCCACCCGGTGGGGATAAATGTCACTGAAGGCTTCCTGCTCGTAATGGTCATAGATGCCGTATTCCTCCACGCCCTGCTCAATGTACTTCCTGCCGCCGGGAAGCATCAGACGCGGGCTGCCGTATTTCTCCGCATCGATGTTGCGGGTCGAGCCTACCGGGAACAGGCGCGTATAGAATTTGGCCGTGTTGCTCGTATCTCTTTCCAGCGAGGTCAGCCCTTTGCCGTAGCCAAGGGTGATTTCTTCCCCATGCTCGCAGCGGCACACGTTTACCGTCTGCCCCTCAACCCACCATTCCACCTTGCCGCCTGCCTTTTCCGCGATGGCTTTCAGCGCTTCGTCGCAGTACATCCCCTCGTAGTCTATCGTGATCAGCTCCGTACCTTCCACCGTACCCACCTTCCAGTCGGTCGTGTGGCCCATGCCGTCATTGATGGCTTTCACCACCATCGCCACATGCTCGCGGGGCGTGGCTGTCAGGGTAAACAGAGGGTTGGTGTCCCCGTCCGTCGTCTCCAGCACCAGGAACCGCTTGATCAGGCTCTCCACGCCGTACAGCTTCAGGTCATAGTCCCATTCGCCCTCGTTCACCTGCTTCGGGGTGTAGCGTTCCGTCAGCCAGTACCGTTCGCCCAGATAGTCCGTGTAGTCGTTCACGTCCAGGGGCAGGAAGTCATAGTAGCTGAACGACAGGGAAAGCACATTGTCTCCCTGTACCTCCTTGCTTTGCGTCGAGCTGTCGTTCACAGCCACGTCCGCACGCTTGGTCCCGGCTTTGTCATATATCGTTAGAAGCATATTCTAATAGCGTTTGAATGGTTATATAATCGGTTTCGGTTCCCGGAACTTTACCCGGAACTTTCCGGCATGCACGCCTTCCATCCACAGATAGGTCAGCGGGGTAAACTTCGTGCAGTCGGCATACTTCACACGCAGCTGCAGGTCCAGCTGGGGGAAACGGATTTCCAGCCAGCCGTCCTTCCCTTGCTTCAGGAAATTCACAAAGGCAAAGTACTGCTTCATCCAGCCTGCCTGGGTCTTGTTGTACAGGGCAAAGTGCAGCGTCACGTCCCGCGCCTCGTTCTTGGGGTTAAGAACTGCCGAGTATTTCTCACCGTCCTCTTCCCGTATGTCCACGGCGGTATCCTTCTTGGCCTTGCTCGGGGTCAGGATGGCCGTCAGGTTCTCCATGCCGCCGCGCCGGTCTTCCACCAGGAACACGCCGTATTCCGTCCAGATGTCCGTGCCGTTCACCAGCACCAGTCCGCTCAGTATATTGCCCATATCACTTCACTTTTAGTCCGTCACGTATCATTTTCTTTATCACTTCCTTCAGTTCGCCCAGGTGTCCGGCGCTCACACCGGTGTTCTCGGCTATCCGGGCCAGATGCCCTTCCGCCGTGTCCATCTTCTCCACCACGCTTTCCAGATTATCGTCCATGCTGCTCCAGTGCTGCAGCCCGCTGGTGAACATGCCCTCCAGCTTCGTACCCTGATCCTGCGTCATGGCCGTAAAGCCGCCCGCTTTCGCACTTTGGCTCGTACCACCCTGCTGCGTCTTGTCATAACCGGTGGCTGCCGCCAGGTTGTCACGCAGGGCAAGGGCTTCATCCATATACTGCATGTACTCTTCCATCAGCGCGTTCCGTTCCGCCTCGGTCAGTTCGTTGTCCTCCATGGCCTTGCCGAACTTCTCCCACCAGCCTTTCAACTTCTCGGAGTACATTTCCCCAATCTTGTTGCTTAGCATCGCCCGCATGAAGTACTCGGATATATCCTCCGCCGCATCCTTGGCACCGTACTTCATGTTCATCAGGTTGTCGATGAAGCTGCTGTACATACCATCGAATGAAATGCCCGTCAGCCCTTCATACAGCTGGTCGGTCAGTTCCTCCAGCTTGCCGGCCTGGTCTATGTAGTCATCCAGCTTCTCGGTCAGTCGCCCGCCGTAACCGCCCTTGCCGGTGTTCTGTATCTGCGTCCACATGTCCACGTTGCTGCGCAGCGCCTTCATCTCCTCCGGGCTCAGGCTCCACAGGTTCCCGTCCCACTGGCGGCCGATCTGTCCGCTCAGTTTGTCTATCTGTGCCTGGCTGAAGCCGCCCCAGTAGTAGTTCCAGCTGTGGTGGCTACCGTGGTATCCGGCTTGTGCCATCGCCATCTGCAGGTAGTTCGAATTCGTTTCCTGCTGCATCTTGTACGCATCGCGGTAAGCCGCCACACTCTTTGTACCACGGCTCTGCTTGATGGTATCGGTCAGGTCCTCAATCGAGGTCTGCAGCATCTCGTTCCGGTTGGTCAGACGCTCCATGGTGGCTTGCACCTCCTTGGCATTGCTGCCGCTCCAGTTGATGATACCGCCCAGGCTGAACACCTGTTTCACCACACCGCTCAAGGCCTTGACACCGCCGGTCAGAATGCTCATCGGCCGCGTCAGGTCTATGCTTTCCAGCCCGTCCAGCGTCTGCCCCATACCCTCCAGCCATTCGCCCATCCATTCGGGGGGATCGATGCCGAACTGCTCCACCAGCCCAAGCAGGTCTTCCGCAGCACCCACGTATTCCTTCACCTGGCCCACACTGTTATGCAGGGAGTCGGTAGCTTCAGCCAAAGCCTTCTGCTTTGCGTTTCGGGCGGCATCCAGCGTAGCCTTGGCATTCTGTTGCTCGGCTTCCGTTCCTTCCCTGACAGCCTTGTTGTAGGCTTCCTGGGCTTCCTTGACTGACAAGGTCGTGGATTGCACCTGGGATATGGATGTTTTCAACGCTGTAAAAGGATTGCGTTCGTTCAGTTTCTTGTCGATAGAATCTATCGCACGTACCAGGTCTTTCAGACTGTCCGGCTGCAGATCCTTTTGTGTATCGATATATTCCTTCAGACGGGTACGGAGTGACTGCAGGCTTTCAGTGGATACCTTGTCAAGGTCTCCGAAGACGGATTCCCAGTCCAACCCTTCCTTCAGTTCCTCCATGTCCAGATCTGCCATCTTTTTCTTCAACTCCTCCTGAAGTGTTTTTTGTTCGCCTTCTGTCGCGGCTTCTGCAATGCGTTTTTCATACTCCTGCGTGATGGCCAGTTTCTTTTCCTCGTAGTTGCCATATTCCGACAGGTAATCTCGCATGGCTTCGGCTTCATTTTCCTTTTCTTCCTCAAAGGTGGCAGCAAGAGCTGCACTCCGGTTCTTGTCGTTGGAATCCCGGGCAGCAGCAAGGGCGTCTTTCTGGTCTGGGGTCAAACCGCCTCCCCCGGTAGTTATGCCAGCTTCCTTGTTTTCCCGTTTCCAGGATGCTTCCTGCCGGTTAATTTCTTCTTTCCGGGCGTTATAGTCATATTCGATTTGTGCCAGTTTCTTTTCGGTACCGGCTTGCATACGGTCTATCTCTTCCTTCCGGTTCTCGGCCTGCAGGGCGGCAAGATCCTGCGCCAGCCTGCGCTCTGTGGCAAGCCGTTGCTTGGCTTCCGCTTCCGGATTCTTCCCAGACTGTTCGGGGTCGGTATGTCCGCCGATATTTCCTTTTTTGGCTGCTTCTGCCGCTTTCTTTACCTCTTCCTCCGCTTTTTTCAGATAACCGTCGCGTTTGTTTTCGGCATTTTTCAACAGTATGTCATAAGCTTCCTGATCATGTTTCTTAATGGCAGCCTGTGCGTCATAGAACTGCCCGGATTCTGCCATGTTGGACTGTATGATATATTGTCCCCATTTCCCGAAAAAGCCCATGGCGCTTTCTGCCTCTTCCGGTTTCTGCGCCTTGATTTTATTCACCTCTTCATCGGCTTCTGCAGCTTTTTTTACAAGGTTCTGGACATTGGCCTGGTGCAGCAGAACCTGTACATAGTCCTCGCTCTTTTGGATAAGGGTATCATACCATTCAGAAAGTGTTTTATAATACCCGAAAGATTCTCCGTACTTGCGGTTCAGTTCCTCCACCTTGGCCTTTTCCTCTTCCTTGCTTCCGGTGAAGTTCTTTATTTCATCGATGACCGATTTCAATTCAAAACGGGTGCGAACCATTTGGGCCCGTCCGTCTTTTTCTATCTCAGTCATTTCCTTCAGCGATATGTTGAATTCATCCACGCCTTTTTTGGCACTGAACAGATTTTTTGTCCAATCCCAGATTTCATCACCGTACATTACCAGCAGCATGATGCCGGTGGTCATGGCCGTCTGCCAGGAAAATAGCGAGGACAGAACCTGCTTCCATACCGGTGTGCCTTTCTTGCCGGACTTCTGCAGCTCATCGTATTCCTTGCGGGCACGGGCCAGTTCATCCGTAAAAATCGGCAGGTTGTTGGATATGGCCATGAAGAACATCTGCGGCCCCATGGCCAAGGAAGGCATTTCACGTGCCATCTGCTGGATGCTGTTATGAAGCCCGTTGAACTGGCGCTGTGCATTGGGCACGTCTGCAGGGGTGACCTGCACGGATTCCGATTCCTCCTGCAGCAGTTTCAGTTTGCCGCGCAATTCCTCAAGCTGCTTCTCCAGTGCATGGATCTGCGCGATATTGGCACTCTGGTCCAGATTGGGGGCAGCCGTCTCCCCGGCAAGGCGCAGCCTTTCCAGTTCAGCCTCCAGCAGTCTGACGGTATTACGCAGTTCCAGCGCCTCACGTTCGGCCTTGTTCATGCCGGGCGTGAGTTTGTCCTTCATCAAAAATTCAACTTCTACAGGTTTGCTCATTCCAGTTTGCTTTGAAAAAATCCTACTATATCGTTCGCTTCATCCTCGGCGCTGCGCTCCGGGTGGCTGTCACACTTACCGCTGCCCCTCTTCTGCCGCACATACCGCGGCGCGTCGCTCAGCATCAGTATCAGTGTCTGGTAGTTCACACCGTCCAGAATGTAATCCACACTCCAGCCCGTTGCACTCGCTATCTGCCACACGAAACCGAAAGGGCTATGGGAACCCTCGTACCGGGTTCTTAACTCCCCATCCTTGCCTGGCTCAGTCTCGGAGTCATCGGGTTCGCCCGCGCCGCCGAGCTGATAATACGCATAAAATCCTTCGTGCCCATCAGCCGCTCAAACGTTCGGAACAGCGCCATCAGATACTTCCACTCCACAAAGTTCCGAAGAACCCATGCCGTCACTCCGATGCCTACATGTCGCGACACATAGCCACGGCACACTGTATAGGACAGCAGACGGCTCACAGCCTTGCCATGTTCCGCTACAAAGCTTAGTTCCTCGGTCTTGTCCTTCGGCTGCCACCCGGGGTCAACACCCATCTTCAGGTATTCCCTCGCCAGCAGAATCTGCCCGCGCAGGCTCGGACGCTTCATCGTCACACGCACCTCCAACGGACGTTTCAGCCATGGGAGCTTCCACCTTTTAAGAGGAACGGACACGCCGCTGTCCAGCAGCGCATCCGCACACTCCATTTCTATCAGTTGTTCCAACTGTCTTTCCATACGCCAAGATTTATTCTGTATCAGCAATCTTATACGGGGTACCGCCTTCCGCTGGTTTGTTGATCTTCAGCTCGCATTCCACCTTCGACACTTCCGTCAGCGTCAGCTTGCCGCCCAGGTTGGACAAAATCACGCCGTTGGGTATCGTCATCGTCTGACCGCTCACAAACTTGATTTCCCACTTGCCCGATAACTGGATCAATTCCTCCGGGGCTTCCCACGAAGTGGGAGTTTCATCATTCGGAGCCAGCTTGCCTCCAAGCACCGCCTTCAGGTTCTTGTAGTCCAGCTGGATCAGGTTAAACGTGGGGTTGATCGTGCCGTTACTCTGCAGCAGGGTAAGCACCGGAGCATCCGGCACTTGTTCAGCCTCAATGTCCACGCTCACTGGCTTCTTGCCGCCCCAGTCCCAGCTGCCTTTCTCAATGTAGCCCACAAGTTTGTCGCCAAACTTCACGCTGGCTATGCCATAAATAAAATTCTTGTTCATTGTCTCTTTACTTTGAGGGTTAATAACACACCGGCCAATAAGCCGGCCAATACACCTGTCATAAACGTCCGCATCCGGTTCGGAGGGCGTTTTTCTACTGTTTGAACGTCATTCGAAGTTTCACTTTGGGTCTCGCTCCGAATGCGTGTCAGCTCTTCTTCATACCACAGCACCAGCTGCTGCAGGCTGTCACACGAGGCTTCGGCCACAAGGTTACCCTTGCCGTCAGTCCCTATAGTCAGATTGGCCTGACCGCTCTTGCCGCGATACGCCGCGCCTTCAGGTAGCTTACGGAGGCTGTCCGCCGGTATCGTCAGCTTCACCGCACTCGCCGGTATCCCCGCCATCACCAGTCCCGCCCGTCGGCTTCCGCTCGCGCTGTCGGCGCTTGCCGATTCCGTCCGGACTTCCCGGTTCATGCTCTTTCGGTGACTCGCGCAACCTGTCAAGCACAGGGCAATCGTCACGATGAGGACAGTTTCCGGCTGTATCAATAGCTTTTCTAAGACGGGCCATCTCGCGCGTATTGCGGGCCAGTTCTTTCTTTGTTTCACAAAATTCATCTTTTAGAGGTTTTACAATATTTTCCATCAAAATGCGGGTGGCATGTTCGGCGTTATCTATGCGCATGGCCTCTGCACCGGCCTCGGCCTTCATCGCTTCCGCTTTCGCTTTTCTCACAGTAGCCCGCAAGGAGCCAATGGTCGCCACCGTACCAACCAGGCCGCCGCCAAGGATAATGTTCATAAATTCGCTTAAGTCCATACCACCCGGTTTTATTATTGATTAATACCTATTTCTTTCAACCATTCCTGCACATCGAAGCTCGGACAGGCTTTCGCTGCCAGTTCGTTGTGTCCTACAATGCGTACATCAGGGAATTTCCGATGAAAATCCTTCACATACTTCTCCAGTGCCTTTTTCTGGCAGCCAGTGCGGGTGTCTTTCGGGGTCTTACCGTCTTTTCCCACACCTCCGGCATACACGATGTGACGGCTTACACTGTTATATCCCTTGGCTCCGTTGGTCACTTCCCAAGGGTCCACCTGTGCATCCTCATTGTTTTCTACCAGACGTTCCACGCCTCCGTTCAGGTGGAACAGGTCGGTATAGCCAACCTGCTTCCATCCTCTTCCTCCCTGGGCAACCGGAGAAGTATGCCATTTGCGGATGTCCGCCGATGATACCTCACGCCCCTCCGGAGTTGCTGTACAGTGAATTACCAAATACTTCAACTTTCCCATAATTATCATGCTTGATAGCCGCTCATCATTACCACTCCGGCATCCTCTTTCTTGGGCATACAGATGAAGTAATGGCGGAAGTTAATCAGATTACGCTGATTCAACGGGTCGTTCTTTGACTCGGAATAATACATCTTGGTAGAACCGGTTGCCTTGAAAACCCGCTGTTTGTAGAAGGCAAACGAACACGGGAATTCACCGGCTTCTGCCGTTGTACCCAATGCCTTCTTCACCCCAGCTGTAGTGTAAAGCGGGTTGTTGCCGTACTCATAGATTTCAAAGCCATAAAGGTTACCTACCTTGCCGCTGTTGCGGTCAATGTTGTACTGTTCACGGAATGTCTGGCTGGTCAGCAGCAGGTCATTCACATGGTCGGGACAAAGCACCAGTCTTCGACCGTCTGACGGTACGCGCAGGTTGTCAAGGGCACGCTTCATTTCTACAAGGTCATTCACGGTAAGGCGCAGACGGTTTGTAGCTGGATCTTTCTCGCCGGTAGTCTTAAGCACCGGAGTAGTTTCCGTATTTTTGTTCGCACAAAGCGCATGGGCTGCCTTGGTGAACTTCGCATCATTGATGCTGTTGGCATGTCCCTCTTTCACACGGGCGGTCTTGTCATAGCTGATTGCATAAAGCTCATCGTCTGTAATCGGCGTGGCCTTGGTCTGGAATTTGTCCAGTTTGATGGCAATATCCTTGTCCTCCAATGCCTGCACATCAATCGGATAGGTTTTGTTGTTAATCAAGACATCCGGATCTACACCAACTTCTACCAGATGAATCACATCGTTGTTCACGATACTGCTTTGGTCGGGGATTCCCGCCAGCCAGGTTCCTTCCAGTCCGGCACGAAGCACCTTGACAAGTTCCCCTGTCCAGATTTCCGTATAAACCCCTTCACGGAGTATTGAAGCACTTTGCGGGGTCATTCCCATAAAGGCTGCCACCGCATTCATTCCCACAGCTCCGGCCACCGGAGAGAATCCCAATACCGAAGCACACACGACACCTGTCAGCGTATTGAACAGGAGTGCCGTCAAAAGCATTACAATTTTTCCCATTTTCTTCATTTTAAAGGTTTTCAAATTTCACAGGTCATGCCGTATTCAGCCTTGTACAGGCGCTTGTACTCCTCCGGGTTATGCTCGCGCATTTCAAGCAGCGCATCACTCGGGACATCGCTCAGCTTGGCATAGGTGGACGGCTGTGCCTGCTGCTTGCCGCCCTGATAGCTCAATACAGTGGAAATCTTCACCTGGGGCTGCATGGCATCAAGCACATTCTTCAGTTCATCGACACCGACCTTCTTGCCAAGTTCGATAAACTGTGTCTTCTTGTCTTCTCCCAGACGCTTTTCCACCACTGCCTTTTCCACAAGGCTGGTAATACGGGCCAAAGTCAGCTTCCCGTTTTCTTGCTTCAGGGAATCATTCTCTGCCTTGGCTGCTTTCAGTTCATTTAAGGCTCGATTAACATCAGCCTCCGTTGCCGTTTCCGGCAGCCCCAATTGAAGGGCCAAAAGTTTCAGTTCCATTTCTTCTGTTGTTTTTTGGTTATTAATTAGTGGCAAAGGACAATCACCATCCTTTCCCAATGTGATTTGTTTTCCATCCTTCATCAGTACGATAGCATCATCATTGGAACCTACGTCCACCAGTGATACCTCATACAGTTTACTTTTGGTTATTGTCGGGCTGGTCTGCCCCTGCAGCAAATGTTCGGGCTGGTCACTCAGTTCCAGAATGTCTATTCCGGCACTCACCATTCTCAGGCTGCCGAATTCAAACTGTTTTTTGCATCTTTTACTGAGGTCGGTTGCTTCGTCAAACACCAGTTCCCCGGTTACCTCACCATCTTCCACCCGAAGGTCCTTCACATAGCCAATCACGTTCCCGCGTTGGTGCATGTACAGCAGTACCGGGTTTCGGCAATACTGCTCCACACTCATGCCCGATGTCAGCACACGGCTTCCGTAGCTGTTCAGGCTGTCGTTTGAAATTCTTACACGTTTACTCATTTTCTCATGCCACGCCTTTATGCATTGGCGCTGCAATATTACAGAGCACTTATCGGGAAGCCAAAAAAGTGTGCAATGGTTGCACACTTCTATGAAACCGTTGCACATTATTTTGGCTGCAAGCTGATAAGCGGACAACTTTGCGAATAAATCGGGCAGGTGCAAGGAACTCCGAAGCCTGCCTTTAACCCTATATTCTTTATTATATGACAAAGGCAGAAATCGAAAAGAAAAAATCTCTTGCACGCTCATTGTTCCTTTCCGGTATGGAGCAGACTGAAATTGCGGAGAAAGTGGACGTGTCACGCGTCACTGTTTCAAAATGGTGCACGGCTGACGGATGGAAAGAGGCAAGGGCGGCAAAGAACGTCACCCGGCCGGAACTGGTGAACAAACTCCTGCTCACCATTGATACACTCATTACTCAAGTCAACGAATCGAACGACCCTGCACTTGTAGCCGGTCTCGGGGACAAACTGGCCAAACTTTCGGCGGTGATCGAAAAGTTAGACAAGAAGGCCAATGTAGTGGATGTCATTGAAGTGTTCATGGCATTCTCCAAATGGATTGAATACCGTTCAACCATCGACCCGGAAGTGACTCCGGAACTGGTCAGGGCAATCAACAAGTACCAGGATCTGTATATCACCGAACAGATGGGCATAAAATAAAACGGCCATGGCAACAGCATCGGAAAAGAAACAGGCATACGAACAGTGGAAGGAACACTGTAAAAGAGTACAGTCCATCACGGATACGGCTTTGCTTGCCAACGAGACACCGGCACAAAAGGACAGGCGTATTCTGCGGCTGCAGGGTAACTATGCCGCGTTCTGTGAATATTACTTTCCCCACTTCCTCACCTTGCGTGACAAAACCACCGGGGAAGTCATACGCACCATCCACAATGCACCATTCCACAATGCGGCAGCGGCTAAAGTAAAAGGTACACCCAACCTGAAGGCAGTATTCATGTGGCCGCGTGGCCATGCCAAGTCCACACACATGGACATTTTTGTTCCGCTGTGGCTGATGTTCCAGCCCAAGCGCCTCATCAACTTCATGGTGGTGGTCGGCAAAAGCGAAGATTCAGCCACGCGTCTGCTGGGAGATATTCAGGCAGAACTGGAGCATAACCAGCGCATCATTGCCGACTTCGGCAAGCAGCAAGGGAATGCCTCCTGGCAGGATGGGGAGTTCAAGGCAGCCAACGGGGTGAAATTCCTGGCTTGCGGACGCGGACAGTCTCCGCGTGGTCTGCGCGACCGGGAAGCACGTCCGGACTACATCGTCATCGATGACTTGGATGACGACGAACTGTGCCGCAATGAGAAACGGGTGCATGACATTACAGACTGGGTAAAAGAAGCCCTTTTTGGTGCACTGGATGTGGGCCGGGGACGCTTTATCATGGTCGGGAACCTCATTTCTAAAAATTCGGTGCTGGCCAATCTCACCAAGACAAAAGGGGTGCATGTATCCGTCATCAAGGCAATAGACAAGAACGGAGAACCGGTATGGCGCGAAAAATGGACGAAAGAGGAGGCGCAGGAATACAGGGATTTTGTAGGCTACCGGGCATGGGAAAAGGAGATGATGCACAACCCCATCGTGGACGGAACTATCTTCCGGGCAGACTGGATTCGTTACAAGAAACTGCCCAGACTGTCCAAGTATGAAATGTTGGTCTGCTATACCGACCCTTCTTTCAAATCAACCACTTCCAACGACTACAAGGCTTGCCGCCTTTGGGGCAAGATCGGGAAGGAACTGCACCTTATAGACTGCTACGTCAGGCAGGATACCGTTTCCGGAATGGTGCGGTGGCTTTACGACCTCTACGAACGTACACGTGATACGGCAGCCGTGCAGTTCTTTATGGAAGCGAATTTCATGCAGGATGTCATTCTGGATGAGTTTGAGGCAGAAGGAAATCTGCGTGGATACCAACTGCCCATCATGCCGGACAAACGAAAGAAGCCGGACAAGCTCCAGCGCATCGAAGCGGTGTCACCATTATGGGAACGCGGTTTCGTATTCTACAATGAGAAGTTGAAAGAATCGCCGGATATGCAGACCGGCATCGAACAGACCTTGGCACTGGAGCGTGGCAGCCGTATTCACGATGATGCACCGGATGCCGACGAGGGAGCCATCTGGATGCTGCAGCGCAATTCAAGACAGGAGAGTTTTCAACCGGTGTTCGGCAAAAGGCCGACCGCCAAAAATATATGGTAACATGATACAGCTGATTAAAAGAATGATTTTTGCATGGCGCTATAAACGTGCCGTTGCCCGTGCTTGCAAGTATGCCAAGCTCTACGGAAGAAAATACTACGTCCTGTATATGGGCGGCAAACTGAAAGTTGTCCCCAAAAGGAACATCTGTGAACTGATTCACCGCCACCGTTTCCACAAGGGAACCACTATCCGGGATATAGAAAAAATGGCATTGTTCATCACTAAATAATAAGGTCATGTTCATTACAGAAGAAGATTACAAAGTTGTCATCGGCGACAACGCATTGAAGGTTATTTCGCAGGTAAGCCCGGAAAACCGTACCAATGCAGAAGCGGAAGCCCAGGAAGAAATTGCCGGTTATCTACGGCCGAAATACGACTGTACGGCCATTTTCTCTGCACAGGATGAACACCGAAACCGGCTCATTGTCATGTACACCTGCGATATTTCACTTTACCACATGAGTGCAGCCATGCCGCAAAAGATGGGAAGCGAGATACGCAAGGAACGATATGAACGGGCCATCAAGTGGCTTGAAGGCGTACAGGCCGGGAAAATTGTCCCTGATTTGCCCTTGGCTGTCGGAGAGGACGGGCTTCCGTCCGGAAATTCATTTGTTTACAGCTGTCAGAAGCAGCTTCATCATAACTGGTAGGACTATGGATATTAAAGACTTTTTCAGCGGTATGTTTTCCAGTAAACCGAAAAACGTACTGCAAACACCATACGGCAATTTCAACCTGGCCAAGGGGAAAGACATCAAGCGGGTGCAGAAAATGGTCATCGACCTGCAACGCACCACCGATGCACTCACCCGGAAGGACATCAAGAACTGGCGCGATGCCTGGCAGTATGCCATCAATGTGGACAGCCCCAGCCGCCAGCGCCTGTACGACATCTACCGAGACGCGGAAATAGACCTTCACCTCTCCGGGTGTGTGGAGCAGCGCAGAGGTTTTGTCATGGCACGTTCTTTCAAAATCGTGGATATGAAAGGGGATGAGAACGAAGAAGCGGTTCACTTCTTTGACCAGTCCTGGTTCAAGCAGCTCATGCGCTATGCACTTGATTCAATCTACTGGGGACATTCGCTCATCGAATTGGGCGATCTTTGCACTGACGGCGACGGCTGCATCTGTTATTCGGATGTGAAGCTTATTCCGCGCAAACATGTCATTCCTGAGTACGGACGTGTCATAACCGACCTCGGGCAGGACTGGACTACCGGTATAGATTACCGCCAGCCTCCTTTTTCCGACTGGCTCATTGAGGCCGGCAGACCTGACGACCTCGGGCTGTATCTCAAGGCAGCTTCACAGACTATCCCCAAAAAGAACATGCTGGCCTTTTGGGACACCTTCGGGGAAATATTCGGAATGCCCATGCGTATAGCACGCACCACTTCACGCGATCAGAAAGAGATTGACCGTCTCGACCAAATGCTGCGTGAAGCCGGAACCGCCCTCTCCATGGTGGCAGGAATGGAAACCGAAATCGAGTTTGTGGAAAGCGGCAAGGGAGATGCATTCAATGTCTATGACAAGCGTATCGATCGGGCCAACTCCGAACTGTCAAAGCTTATCATCGGGCAGACGATGACCATCGAGGACGGAAGCAGCCTCTCACAGTCTGAAACGCACCTTGAAGTATTCCAGAACCTTGTGGAAAGCGACTGTGATATGCTTCGGGATATAGTGAACAACCAGCTCATTCCGCGAATGGTGCGCCACGGGTTCCCTGTCAAAGGGCTGCGCTTTGATTGGGACTACTCCATTGACTACACGCCCGAACAGCAGAAAGCCTACGAAGAAATGGTACTGCAGCACTACAAGGTAAAGCCACAGTACTTTGAGGAAAAATACGGCATTCCGTGTGAGGAAAAGGAGCCAAAGGAAGAACCGGACCCGACAGATCCGAAAAAGAAAAAAGGCGGCAAACCGGCTGAAACGCTGTCCCGTTTTTTCGACTGAGCCCCGATGATTATTCGGGGCTGCACCAGCGATATGCTAAAATCTTAGGCAAGAATTACTCCCATTTATCATTGTGCTTGAGCAAAAGCGAGGAAAACATCGAAACTTCAGCAAAGAAATGGGCAAGTGCTCTTAGTGACAAGACTGCAAGAGCTAAAGCAGAAGAAGCTGCGCGTATTATTTTAAGGCATGGCATAGAGTTACCTGTGATTAAAGAATCTGGCCGAATGAAGAAAAGAACGCTTGCACAATTCCGGAGTGACGGAACTCCAACAATAGAAGTCAATAAGAAATTAAACGATGATTTCTGGAAAAGAGACGCAAGATCTGTAGAAATTGGTTGGGCCGCACAAGATAATCCTATTCTGCACGAACTCGGTCATTACATTGATTTTATTTGCAATAAAGAAAAATATAATAAACAAAGCGAAAACAAAAGATTTTTCGGTGAAACAAAGTCACTGATTGAAAAAGAAGTCTCAATATATGCTGCTACAGACCAATGGGAATTGGAAGCTGAATTATATGCAGGAATAATGAGAGGAAAGGTCTATTCCAACAATGTATTAAATCTCTCACGGATTAGCCAATCTGACAATGATATAATTAAAAGGCTCCTTTCTTATGGAACCGGCCAAGATGTTTGTCTGCCAAGTGAAGACATTAGCAAACAATTCAAGAATATGATGAAAGTTCTTTTTCAGCAGGAAGGAAGTTCTTTTTCCATTAACATCATGGCAGACAAAGATGTGCAAAAAATGATAGAGACTCATTCTTCTGTCCTGAACGGATCATTCCGGCAGGTGGAAATGTCCGAGGCTATGCGCAAACGGCTGGAGCGCTCCAACTATGTATTCTCCGGGCTGAAGACCTTTCATGAACTGAATGAAGCCTTTCCCTCCTTATTGGATGAGAACGGCAATAGAAAGACGTTCGAACGCTTTTTGAATGATGTCCGGAAGATCGACGAAACATACAATTCAAACTATCTACGGGCTGAATTCAACTTCGTACAGGCTTCAGCTGAAATGGCGGCCAAATGGGAACGGTTCATGCAGGACGGCGACCGCTATTATCTGCAGTACCGCACGGCCGGGGATGCAAAGGTACGTCCCACCCATGCAGAAATGGCCGGTATCACACTCCCGGCTTCAGACCCGTTCTGGGAGGAATTCTATCCCCCTAACGGATGGGGCTGCCGCTGTTCCGTAATCCAGGTACGCAAATCCAAGTATCCGGCTACGGATCATGAAGAGGCTATGGCAAGAGGAGAGTCAGCATTGGAACTTGACAAGAAAGGTATGTTCCGGTTCAATGCAGGCATGGAGCAAAAGACGATGCCCGACTATAACCCATACACCATCAAGCGCTGTAAGGATTGCGACATAGCGAAAGGAAAACTGAAGCTGGCATTCGTGCCAGACAATGAACTCTGTGCAGCGTGCAAACTATTGCAAAAATGCGTTGGCGACAAGGATAAATCGCAACGTGCCATAGAACGCACCCATTATTTACATGAAATGGAACCGCTCCTACAGAAGAAAGTGGAGAAAACCGTAAACGGAAAGAACATGAATATCGGATTTACCAAAGACGGCAACAAACATTTGTTCTCCGACACATTCGGACGTACACGCATCGTTTCCAAAGAAGAGTTGAAGAATCTGGATTCATATCTTGAACGTGCCGAATATGTGGATGATTCCGCATTGACGCACCCAAGGACAGATAACGTGGAACACTATTATTATTTCAAAGTCAGAATCAATGGGAAATGGGCAAGGCTGAATGTAGCCAAGGAAGTGCACAGGCAGCCGAATGGTAAAGTCCAGATAAAATACTTCCTGTATTCCATAAATGACATAAAAGAATAAAAAGACAAAAGCACCAAGGGCGGAGCTTAGGACTAAAATGCCAGATTACCATTCCCTCAATGCTTCTGTGTCTGCAAATATACAAAACAAATTTTAAAACCAACCCGTTATGAACAAAATTATCGAATTTCTCAAACAAAGCAACCGCTATAAACACCTTATTGGCGGTTTGTTGGTAGGCATTTTGGCCTTCACACCTTGGACAGCACTCTATGCTGCAGCTGTCGCTGCCTCCTGTCTGGAGTTCAAAGACAAACTGAAAGGAGGACTTTGGGACTGGATAGACTGGTCTCTTACCGTCATCGGCGGTATATTGTCGGCCCTATTTTGGTGGATAGTGTAATGCTTTAGCTCATTTTGCCTGTTAAATCAGTAACTTTGTACCCGGCGGAGCTTCCCGATAGTCCGTGTGGTCTATCGCGGGTACAACAATGCGAACGCGAATGGCGGTGTATCGAATGCGAATGCGAATAACGATGCTTCGAACACGAATGCGAATGTCGGCTCGCGTCTGGAAATCTAATTAATCGGCGTACAGCACCGGGGACGTGTCCCCAATGCGGTGCCGAGGGAAGCAAGCCACAGCAACAGCACCCATTAGGGTGGAAAGCTGAAAAATCACGCGTCGGGTGGAGTTTGGTAGGCTGTTATCAGTTCGAAGAAGTCAGACCCGGGGAAAGGAAGGCCCTTATCTTCTGTTTTTACTAACCAACAGCAGAAAATGTATGCGCAGGGAAGGATATATCATAGAGGAAATCGTCGAATACTCCAATATGTCGGAGGCATTTGAGGCCGTACTGCGCGGAACGGATCGTAAAAGGTCAACGCAGGGACGGTATCTGCTTGCCCATAGGGAGCAAGTTATCGCCAAATTGATGGAGGCCATTGCAAGCGGATCATTTCAGCTTGGTGGATACCATGAAAGAGAAATCGAGGAGTATGGCAAAAAACGCACCCTGCAGATTTTATCCATGTATGACCGCATCGCGGTATATGCCGTAATGAACGTTGTGGACCGTCATCTGCAGAAACGCTATATCCGGACTACCGGAGCCAGCATTAAACGACGTGGCACTCATGATCTGATGAATTGCATACGTACCGATCTACTTAAAGACCCGGAAGGCACGCTGTATGCCTACAAGTTTGACATCCGCAGATTCTACGACAATGTGCGGCAGGATTTTGTGATGTGGTGCTTCCGCAGGATATTCAAGGACGAAAGGCTGTTGGTGCTGCTGGAGCGGTTCGTGACAATGCTGCCGGAGGGTATCAGCTTCGGACTGCGTAGCTCACAGGGAGCAGGCAACCTGCTTCTGTCTGTATTTTTAGACCACTATCTGAAGGATAAGTACGGGGTTCGTTATTACTATCGCTATTGCGATGACGGACTGGTACTCGGTAAAACGAAAGCGGATTTGTGGAAGATTCGTGATATTATTCACGGGCAAATGGAGAAAATAGACTTGGAAATTAAGCCGAATGAACGGGTATTCCCTGTAGAAGAAGGCATTGATTTCCTTGGCTATGTTATTCGTCCTGACTATGTGAGATTGCGGAAACGTATCAAGCAGAAGTTTGCCCGGAAGATGCACGAGGTAAAATCGAGAAAAAGACGGCGGGAATTGATTGCCAGTTTCTACGGCATGACGAAACACGCCGACTGTAATAAGTTGTTTAAAACATTAACAGGCAAAGAAATGAAATCATTTAAAGATTTAAATGTCGCTTACAAACCGGAGGACGGCAAGAAGCGATTTCCCGGAGTGGTGGTAAGCATCCGGGAACTGGTAAACTTACCGATTGTAGTGAAGGATTTTGAGACCGGTATCAAGACCGAGCAGGGAGAAGACCGCTGTATTGTGGCCATCGAAGTGAACGGCGAGGCAAAGAAATTCTTCACCAACAGCGAGGAAATGAAGAATATTCTCGCACAAGTGAAAGAAATGCCGGATGGCTTTCCGTTTGAAACGACCATCAAGACGGAAACATTCGGCAAAGGTAGAACCAAATATGTGTTTACATGAGAAGAGTTGAAGGAAGCGCCGGTGTTCAGCTGATGGAATGCACGAACCCGGTTAAAGACAAATGGCGCATCCGCTGGGATGTGCAGGAAAAAGAGGATGGCTCAGCATCCTATATGGAAGAAGAGTACAGCCATAAGCCCACTGATGAGGAAATCCGCACATTGATTATGTCCTGGTATAACAGCCAGACTGATGCAGCTATCCTATCCGGATTCGTGTATAAGGATGCCCCTGTATGGCTTTCTACAGAAAACCAGTACAACTATAAGGCAGCATACGACTTGGCTGTTCAGACGGGCGGAGAGACCCTTCCAGTTACATTCAAATTCGGTTCGGATGAGCAACCCGAATACCATACCTTTGATAATTTGGATGAATTGAAGGATTTCTATGTTCAAGCGGTCAGACACATCCAACATACACTGGCAGAAGGATGGAAAAGGAAAGATGTATGCAACTTGGAATTGTATCGGGTTGATTGAGTGAATTTCCCACGGGGGAGGAATAAAAAAAGCCCCCGGCCTGTTAAAAATCATCTCACCTACTTTTAACTTAAACGCATCCAGTGCGCACGACCGGGGGCAATGCCCTCGCCGCGCACTGGATGCGTTTTTTAAATCAAAAGTAAGTGAGATGTTGCAAATGTACAAAATTTAACTGGATATGAAAGTAATTGAGATACTAAAATTGAACAGGGAGCTTTTAAAAACATGCCATTACATGGGCATACGACCCGATGATGTGCAATATATAGAACTATATAATGAATATAACAAGTTGCATACCAATGGTGAAAAAGTGTCTTATATCGTAGCAACGCTTTCCCTACGATATGGCATCAGTGAACGAAAAGTGTATGACCTGATCAGGCGTTTTAAAACCGACTGCAATTTGTGTGCAGTGTAATCAGGACTTCCTCCCACTAAAGGCAAACTCCCCTACCCTACCTTTGTATCGCAATAAACAACATTCATATCATGAACAAATATTATCAAATCTTAGGCAAGGTACTTTCATCCGGAAAGATGCAAAGCAATAAGAAAGGGAATATCCGCTACCTGCTGAATGAACAGCTGACGCTGCTCCCTGCCGACCTTCTTGATATATTCGAAGGGCATACCATAGCGCGGAAAAAGTTAAAAAACGAATTACAACTGTTTATGAGAGGCGAGCGCAACGTGGAAAAATACAGAGAGGTCGGCATCAACTGGTGGGACTACTGCGGCTCAATCCTTGTGAACAGCTACCCAACTTATTTTGAAAAACTGCCGCCACTCATCGAACGCATAAACAGGGAAAAAAGGAACAGCAAGAACTATATACTGTTTCTCGGATCTACAGGAACGGAAAGTAACCAGGCTCCATGCCTTAGTCTTGTTCAGTTCCAGATAGAGCAAGGAGAACTGGTCATGACCGCCTATCAGCGAAGCAGTGATGCAAATTTAGGGCTGCCGGCAGATATTTATCATTTGTACTTAATATCAAGACAGATTGAGTTGCCGCTAAAATCCATCACCCTGAATCTGGGGAACGTGCATATTTACGAAAACAACATCGACAAAACAGAACAGCTGCTTGCCGGCAATGAAAATGTAAAATTTGAATTGAACGTATGAGAAAGATGTATCTGTCAGCCCCTCTCCCATTTGTCGGGCAAAAGCGTATGTTCGCCAAGGAGTTCATGAAAGTGTTGGAGCAATATCCGGATGGAACATTGTTTGTTGACCTGTTCGGTGGCTCCGGATTGTTGTCTCACATTACCAAATCCCTCAAGCCCCACTCTACTGTTATCTATAATGATTTTGATAACTACCGCTTCCGCATGAAGCACATTCCGCAAACGAATCAGCTGCTTGCTGACATTCGCACAATAGTGGGAAATTCCGTACCACGTCATAAAATCATTAAAGGGGAACTGCGTGAACGAATATTAAGCCGCATCGAGCAGGAAGAAAAAACTACCGGATATGTGGATTTCATTACCCTCTCCTCCTCTATTTTGTTTTCCATGAAATACAAACTGTCTGTTCAGGATATGCGGAAGGAGGCTCTGTACAACAATATACGTAAGACCGGCTACCCGGAATGTACGGACTATCTTGAAGGGTTGGAAATCGTATCTTGCGATTACAAGGAAGTGTTCAACCGGTATAAAGATATTCCTGGGGTAGTATTTCTTGCTGATCCGCCCTATCTGTCCACTGACGTAGGAACCTATAACATGTACTGGAATATGGCCGACTACCTGGATGTGCTGAATGTACTGAAGGGGCATTCATACGTATATTTCACTTCCAACAAATCTTCAATTCTGGAGTTATGTGAATGGATAGGTAGAAATAGGGATTTGGGTAATCCTTTTGAAAACTGCACAAAGGTAGAATTCAATGCTCACATGAATTACAGCTCTTCTTACACGGATATGATACTTTACAAGAAAGAGGCCGCCTGATGGCGTTTACTTTGCCTGTATTGAATAGAAAAGCCGCAGACGGTAATTTATACGTCCACGGCTTTTCCTTTCTAATAAATACGACTATTGCATCCGCTTGATAGCCACACACTGGTACACTTCAATACTTTCCACAATATCCTCATGGTTGTGATTGGTATCACTCTCCACCAGATCCAGCTCCAGAAAGGTTTCCCCACTCAAGCCGGCAAGCCTGGCATGAATCAGCCCGGGCAGGTCAAACACTTTCAACGCATCTTCCTGCAGCTCGCTTCCATCAGCACTCGAACCTTCCCAGTCTGTCACGATGTGCAGCTTAATCAAAGGTTCTGCCCGGTATTCCACACCGGGAACAATCGCATTCCACTGTATAGGACAGAATTCCACAAAGACAGCCGGACGCTCCCAGTTCTCTTCCTGCTCGATGAATTCCACGTTGTGGTTCCACAGGTCTATGTGCTTGATAAGGTCAATGGCCTTCAGTTCGCTGCAAAGCAGCCGATAAAGTTCTTTTCTCATTTTCTTATGATATTATATTCAATGGTGAAATACTCTGTTAGGTTCTCTTCTACAATCTCACGGACGGCTTTTTCCACTTCAGGCGATGTGCCGAGGAAACGGCGGCGGGGAATCTTGATGGTGCTTCCTGCTTTCTTTAAAGCCATGAACATCCAAAAATCAGCTTCTGTATCAAGCCGGGCATTTCGTTTGTCTTTTCGAAGTTTGCCGTCTTTTCTTCTACCGAACGCCCCGGTTGCCTCATAATACTTATGCCAGAAGAAACGCTTCATTCTCCCTGTCACCACTATCTCACCACCATCATTATGAATGGCCGCATAGGGAAGAGTAGTAAAGAAAGTGATGCTGTTTTCCGTCGTCCGGCTCCCAATACTTTTCCGAAGCGCCCCAGTATCTGTCAGTATGGCTCTGCCTTCATCCCGGATAGGACTTTTCCGCCGCTGCCATTTCTCACTAAAAAAAGCCTGACGCTCAAAGTTCTTGTCAAACTCATCGCTCATTTCCACCTGAATGTCTTTCAGTATCCGGGCCACTACTTTTTTAACGTCTTCGTTCATTCCCAGTCAAAGTTAAATTTCAATTGTACCGTATCGTCCGGCAAATCATTTTTAGGGTCTGCGGACGCTTTAAGCATATTGTAGAATGTACGCTCACTAATAGCATACACAGGATATATGTACCGCCGCCATATTTCACGGTTCGGTACACCGTGACTGGCATAATGGTCATATATCCTGTTTACTTCTGCTACACGCTTCTGATAACTAACTCCGTGCCGCTTTCCCATATAGGTTTAATCGTTCATAGACGGTTCTACTTTAGGTTTATAGGGGCGGATGTCAAGCGTCATTTTTGCGCTTACCGTTACCCGGCCACTTCCTTCACACTGTCTGCAGACTTCCTCAACGGTTTCGCTTCGCTTCTTTCCAAAGATCCGAGAGGGATATTCTACAACTTTCTTCACTTTACCTGTACCGTGGCAAGCACGGCACAGGGCTACTTTCGGAGATTTCTCCACTTCTTGTATCATAGTTCTATAATTTATGATTCTGTCATTCCCAGTGGAATAGGTTTCCACATTCCGTTTTCGTTCTTGATTTCAGCACGGATGAACTGTTTGCTCACTTCCGGCTGATAGGCTTCCTCAATGATGCGTACACCTTCAATGAAACGTTCATCCCCGGTTTCCATGGCCACTTTGCGAAGCTGCACAATGCGTGAAGCCTTCAGCGTACCCTTTGCATCACGGGCCAACAGACGAAGCACCATGCTCACCAGTGCCTTGGTCTTTTCATCTTTGGCCAAGCCTTCGATATATTCCTTCACAATGGCTATACCGTCTTCCACCGTGTCACGGTAACCGTCGGTCACATACACACCCAGCGTGATTCGTTTGTCGCCTTCACTGTTAGTAAAGGTATGGCTGCGCTGGTCATCCTTCACCTTGGTCTTGAAAAGGTCTGCCTTCATTTCCAGAATGGTTTTGAAGTTGTCCATCACAGTCTGCTTGCTTGCCTTGATCTGCTCACTGATGCCCAGCAGTACCGGAATGGAGTTGGCTATCTCCTCATCCACCATCTGTTTGTACATTTCGCGGTCATTCTTGGCTTTTTCCTCTGCCGCTTTCTTTGCTTTTTCTCTCTGGAAGGCTTCAAATTCCGCCTTTTCCTCTGCCGTCATTACCACGGTCGTTTGTTTCATTTCTTCCATGATTCTTGTTTTTTGGGGTTATTGGTTTTCATAATCCTGCATTTCAGGTTCATCTTCCATCAGCATAGCCTCTCCGTTGGCGTATGCCCAGTCAGCCAGTTCGCTATAAAACTCGGCTGCATCCTGCTTCTCCATATCAGAGGCAAGCAGGTTGATTTCTTTTTTCAGATTCTCTAAAATCTTTGTGTTTCTTTTTTCCATATCCTATCAGTTTGCCGGAGCATCAGGGTCAATCTGAATGAGTGATACCATGCTCACGGGGTTAATCGTTTGCTTTTCTTTCCTGGGCTTCAAGCCGCCTTTCCGTTGTATGGACCGAAGCTTTACCGCCAGTTCATCCAGTTCGTCCACCGTAATCTGTCTGAACGCCTTGCCGGCTATTCGGGGATTACTGCAGAAGTCATTGATTCGTGCCCAGTCGGATGTATCTATGCCCAGCTTCTGCATCAGGTTCAGACAGAGACTCCGTTTCCGCCGCAGCTCCTCACGCAGCTTCTGTCGCCATTCGTCTTGTCCGTTCAGCTTCTCCAGAGCCGTACAGCAGGCTTCATACTCCTTGGCTGTCATTTCCTTCAGACTGTCCGTCCGGTTCCACGTGTACTGCTGCACAATGCTTTTCTTGAATTCTTCCCGGTCTCCTGTACAGGGCAGCTTGTTGAACAATGCATAGAACCGGGCGAAATTGGTTACTTCCTGTGCCATATCATTTGCCATTAAGAATCATTTCACATTCAGTTGATTTGGTACTGACACGATAAATTATCTTATCCGTCTTCACTGATTTAGCTTTGTATTCAGCCTCAATTTGCCCAGCAAATATCTTTTTGAATTCAGCACCCATTTTAGAAAGTATTTCCTTGTTGTACTCCCCGCAAAATCCTATGCGTGAAGATTGGATTTCACGAATATTTCCTCTATATACCGTAGCAGTCAACGTCATCACCACAACACCGGTTTCCATTTTTATTTTTCCCATATCGACCATTTTTACTCAAACAATACTTTAATGCCACACGAACTGGCTACATCAAGCTCCAGTTTAGCACCTTTGCTCAGTTCCCAGTCCTTCAGCATATAGATATACTCACAATCCAGCAACAGGCGTATATCCGCCCGCATGTGCTCTCTCCAGTGCGCTTCATCCGGAAGTCCGTTTTTAAATGGATTCACCGGATTGAACCCCATAGCACGCAATCTGTTTTCAGCATCGAGGAACGCACCTTTTCGCTCATCGATATTGTAGTGGGCTATTGCCCCACTGATGTAAACTTTGTCTTTTTCCATATCACTTCTTTTTGATGTTGACTTTACAACTTGGATTCCAAATCAGCACATTACGTGCAAACAAGACATCACCCGTTTCTATTACGACATGACCGGGCGTTTTCGCTCTTCTCACTTTCAGGTCACTTTGGATGTTTCGCTCCAGCCAGTCATCCAACACTGCCCTGCTGGAACTTCCGTCCAGCAGAATCTGGAACACTTCTGTTCCGGTGTAGCTTTCAAAAGCCTTTTCGTTATTATCCATAATCACTTTGGTAAATTATTACTTGTTTGAATGATTCCGTCCTCCCATACCACATAATAGCTTCCCGGGTCTCCAATAGCGCGGCCTTGACAATAAGCTTTATAACCGACCACTCGAATCTTCATATCACAGATATATTTCAATCTTACAGCACCGCCACCCATTGGCTGGCTCTTCTTTTCCTGGCTGATCCAGATGAAACATTTCTTCGGAAAGGTTTCCATCAGTTCCACAGCCTGCGGATAATCCCATCCGGCCACCTGAAAGGAATCGATGATGATAAACTTCGGGCTTTTCGGTTTTTTCAGTCTGGCAATCACTTCCTCCAGGCTACCTTCTGTCACCACGCGAAACTTACCCTGCACCTCATTCATCTTCAAATAACCCATACGCCGTTGGAAACTTTGGTTGATTTTCTCTTCGTAACTCATGTACAGCACCGGCCCATAGTTACACAGTTCCTTTCCAAGCTGCATTACAAAGCTGCTCTTCCCGCTGGCACTGGCACCACTGATGAACCACGAAGCGTTCTCTGCCGGGAACCCGAAAGGTTTGCTCCATTTCTCATTCCACGGCAGAGTAACCCATTTCTTGGCAGCTATTTCCTTCGGACTGTACGCACGCTTCATTATTCCGCTGTCATTTTAAGTTTTTCAATCTCAGTATAGACTCTTCTCAAACCACCGCGTGTCTTCCGTACAATCTGGGCTATATCAGCCCCCGCAGGAGCATTTACCTTAGCCACAATACGTGCCTGGTTGTTCAAGAACTGTTCGCGCTCCTTTCCATCATCCGGAGTCACCTTGCTGTACCGGTCACCATAACGGCTCAACATTTCGGTATAACCCACCTTCTTACATTCTATGGAGCGGTTGATTTTCTCTTTCAATCCGTCTGCCCCCATCATGTACCAGGCGCAGCAGCGCTCAGTGGCATTCCACAAGGCCTTCAGTTCAAGGAAAGCTTCATACTGCAGGTCGCCTGCTTCATCGAGGATGATAAGCGGGGTTTCCATCGAACGGAGGTAATATACCAGGTCTTCATACACGTCAGAATACTTTCCCTTACTGTCCACCCCAAACTCTGCAGCAATCTTGCGTACCAGCTTCAATTTGGTCTTGACCTGCGAGCAGTCGATATAAACGGCATTCTTGTGGCTCTGCACATAATAACGTGCCGTGAAAGTCTTGCCGATATTGGGCATGTCGCACAAGATACCCGACAGGCTGGACTGCTGTGAAAACTCCAGCTGGGCTGTGATATATTCAAATGTCGGGGTTTTAGCTGCTTTCCATTCCATTTCACCACGGAGGTTCACCCCTAATTTGCGGGCAATGCTTATCCAGTTGGCATCGCTCAGGGCTTTGTCTGTCTGTCCGTTCTTGATTGCACTGTACACAGACGTACTGATGCCCAAAGAGGCAGCATGCTTGGCATCACTGGGATAGTTCACACGGTTGCCGGCTATCGCTGCTATAATCTTCTGTTTTTGCGCTTCTGTAATCATAATTCTAACGCTGTTTTAATGTTGTTCTAATTTTGTTCTTACATATCACTGATGGCTCTCATTGCCTCGCTTATTCCGGAGTGCCATTCATAATCAGATTCCGGATCTGCCGACAATTCGGCTGGCAAATCATCGGATAGTTCCACCGGGGGAAGTTCCAGTTCCTCTTCCGGATCATCCGTTGACTGATCGGGTGTACCGGTGCCCACCTTGCCGATGGCGTGGTCATTGAGGTATTTGCCGAAATGACTTATAATCTTAGCCTGCTCTGTATAGGCAGCCCGGTCTTCTTCGGTCTGTTCTGCCATCACCCGGTTGTAAGTCACTACCGGACGAACCTTGTCAAGGTAGCGGTCGTTCTGGAACAGGAAGACATCCGTAGGCTTACCCTCTTCATCCGGCAGGTAGTAGGCCGTCACCCTGCGGTTGTTTGGTTCCAACTGCTCCAGCACTTCCGGACCGCTCAGCCACCAGTCTGCATTTGCCACACGTACTGTGGAATTTCTACGAATACTGGTATCTACCTTTTCCCCGATATATCTGCTCAAAGTCAATTTATCAAGCGGTCGAAGGGTCGGATTGATTTTGGCTACAAGCACATCCCAACGGGTCATTCCGGGATATTTCTTTTGATTGGGGTGAAGCGTATTATTCCATTCTTCACAATCGCGACGGTCATCTGCCACAAGCTCTTCAAACGTATAATACTTTTTGTCTTCCCAGGTGTGGTTGCTGCTGTCGCTCACTTTCTTCTGATCCACCCGCCGTGCACCCTTACCATACCAGCGGCCAATGCCTTCATGGTTCTTATGTGCTATGGTTGTCTTGAACGCACCGTGCAGGGGTTCAGCATATTTCTCCTGTGAGTTCTGTGGAGCACAGAAATGCACAAACTTAAATACCTCACCTGTCTTCAGGAATCCTTCTTTATACTTGCTCATCAAGTGCTGCTCCACCTCAATACCGGCTGGAATACCCCATCCGTTGCGTTCGATGAGCCGGAACATATCACGGAAACAGTCCACTACCAAGGCATCATCCTTATCCCGCCCGTAGGCCAGCCCGATACGGCACTGGCTCACCACATCATAGGCATAATAGGCATGCACATACTCGCCGCCTTTCATCCGACGCGGCAAATCCACGTCATCCATCGTAATTTGTGACAGTGAGAACTCACCGCCATGACGGTGCATGTGCGGCATTTGCTCATGATAGAACTCCATACGTCCACGCAGGGCTTTTTCTATCAGCAGCTGGCTTGCCGGGTTGTTCAGAATGTTCCGGATAGTGCTTTCGCTCAGTTCTTTCGGCTCCCCGTTCTTGTTCGTAAAATTTTCCGGATTGAATATCTCTCCTGTTTCCAGATCCCATACTTCCAGTTCTCCGCATACAAACGACAGATACATTTCATGCACATCACTGCCGTATGGTTGGTTGGGAAGTACTTTCAAACTCATCACCAGGCGTTCGTCCATGTGAGTTACCTTCCGCTTGTTCTGGTTGCCGAATTTTCCGGTTATCAGACATTCGTAACCGTACTGCTTGTATTCGTTCACTTTCTTGCGGAAACGCAGGGTACTGGCAGGAAGATCATGACCAAAGTCTTCGCGTAAGGTCTCGATGGTAGTGGCCATCATGTCCCAGTTATATTTTTCACCCATCAGTTTGCGGTAATCGTTGCTTCTGTTATAAAGCTTGATACAAGTATTCAGAACTGAAGCATTCACCGCATATTTCCGGGCAAGTTCGTCTGTAGCTCTGTTGCTGGAAGAATGAGAGGCCCAATCCAAAAAATAGGCTACTGCAGCCTGATCCAGCACATAGTTTGATAGTATCCAGTGGCGAAGTGCCTGCTCTGTTCCACCGGGGTTGTCTTCCTTCACCCGTTCCAGGCACTCGGTAGGCAGACTATTGAGGGCGACCAACGCGCAATTTCCAGCAGCACCTCCACCACGGCGCACCACCTTGATACGGCCACGGTTCACCCAGTTCCTATAACAGGATTCGGTGATATAGCCGCCATCTATGAGCTCACGTGCAGAAATACACTGTATGTTACCGTAATACACCAACATAGCCGCCTCCTATCTCAATGCCGATGCAAACGCTTTAATGTGGTCAATCTCCGAAACCATTACATGCTCAAAGGTTTTCACAGTCTCACCTTTGAATATTACCTGGCCGCTACCATCCTTACGGTCAAGCTCTATCAGAGCACCATTGGGACAGTACAGACGAGACACTTTGTCATAGTCGTGGAATACCTCTACCTCCGGAATAACAACCATTACAATACCACCACGGTCCATGGCCAACTTACGGATCTTTGCAGAAAGTTCGGAGTTACCACGACGGTCATCAAACCGGATAGCATTATAAACAGTCTTCTCTGTCACGTTGAGCGCCTTTGCAATAAAGTCGCGGTCAGCTTTCGTAATGTGAATGTACCTCTTGTTCATATCTCACTTATTTTAATGATTAATATTGGAGGGAGTCCGGGGAATCGAACCCCGGCACAAGAACCATGCACTCCCGTGTGTCTTTCCACACCGTCACCCGTCTCTTAACGCCTTCCGGGTCGTCACGCTGGGTTATCCTGAGTATCTTTACTTGATTGATTCTTTAATTCCACGTTCCGAATGGTCTGCAGCAGCTCTGCTTGAAAACATACACACATTGTATAGACCTCATCTTTAAATCTTGAATCCTGCACTGGTTCTACATCTTTCATCTGAATAATGGCACTGGTTAATTCGTTCATCAGGTTATCCAGCGTCTTGGGATTTACTTTCATCAATAATGTCTCTTTCATAATCTTATATTTAAAATTCGCTAATCACACGCCTTTTTCGTATATTTGGCGCGGTGTTCTTTTTTGAACACGCTGCAAATATATAGAATATTTTCGACACTAAAAAGTTTTATGTAGATAATTTACGATTTATGACGAACATTTCCGACAGGATTGCAATCCTAATTAAAGAAAAAGGTATCAGTACGAGGGCACTTGAGCAAGCTATTGGGTGCTCTAATGGAGTGATTTCAAGGTGTATTAGTAAAGGGACAGATATATCAAGCTTATGGGTGTCGAAAATTATCGAAATACATAATGATATAAACCCTACCTGGTTACTTACAGGGAAAGGTGATATTTACCATAATACATCATCTACAACAACACAAACTACCGAACTCTCCTCTCTCCTTGCCTTAATTCGCGAAAAAGAAGAAATCATCAGAGAACAAGATAGAGAAATCGGACGCTTAGAGGAACGAATCCGGCAAATGACAATCGAAAAGGAAAAACATGTGTCGGATGCACACATTTCCGGTACTGCAAATGTCGGGTAGGCGGATTTACTGTTACCATACACCGGTGATGGGAAACGAAGCGTACCCCCTATCATCCCCCCTGATGTCCCCCTCCCAAGCAATCCCCCTCCCCTACCTTCATATATGGGCATAAAAACACTGATATTGGGGCATTTAAAAACTAAAGCGTGAAAAATGATAGGTTTTTAGGGGGGGGGCTATCAAATAAAAAACGAGGGGTATTTTTAAAATTATAGTATTTTAGTACGTCTGTATCGCACACCGCCAAAACCCTATTTTGAATATCCAGTTCTATAAAAGTGAATATCCACTTTGAACATCCACCTGAATATCCAGCGTCAAAAAAGACCGATTTCAAGCACAAAAAAAGGGAGGTATAACCACCTCCCCACACCGGATCATTCTAAAGCCATTTTTATTGCGTTTTTGGCCGCTTATTATTCGTCTGACACATTTCCACTACGCCCGCAAGAAATGAGCGTAGATTGCTTTATTATAGCCTTTTTGGTGCATATAGTACCGTTCCCGGACAATCCTGCATGCAGCAAATAATTCTTCGTTGCACCCACCTGTTCAGCTGTAAAAACGGTATAAACCGCCGAAATGCTGCTGAAATACCAATCTTTCCGCTTTGTTCCTTCTATTCCGTGCGTCAAATGCACATGTATTACCTTTGCCATACTAATAATATTTTGGCACAAATATACTAAATAACTATTATATGGAATATTTTAAGAAGTAGTATATCAAATAATCGGGCACAAAAAAAGCAGCCGCAGCTGCCATGCACTCCCCCACCCGAATCAGCCATGTAAGCCTTATGTAAACCCAATTAAACCTATCTGCAAATCTGTATGCCTAAAAAGCACCTAAATGTAGCTGCAAATTAAACCCACGTAAACGTTTCGTTTTGCAGAGCCATCCACTCATACTTTGCGCAACCTTTTGTATATCAACAGGTTTGATGTCTTTTTCTCCCAACCCTCAATATACGTTTCGTTCTGTGCCCCATAGTTGGTCGGGACGGTTAGGAAACCAATAAGAATCACTGTCAATATATACACATCTGCCACTATTACAGAGATTCCCAAAAGCTAAGACCTCACAAGGTCCAAATATCACTCCATAATCGTTTGTAAACGCCACCATATCTCCCACACTCAAGTCGTTTTCCGTATCCATCACCTTGGAAAGGTGGTCGTAAAACTCAATACCTTCAGCTTCACGTTCTGTTTTCCAACGCAAAAAGTCTTCTTTATGACTTCTACCGGTATGTATCGGTGATAATTCAGAAGGAAAAACCTCCGCTTCCGAAGTATCAGATGCAATCAAAATAACGCTATCCTCTTCAATGTTTTCCGGAATAGAAGCCACTTGGTAAACCCCATTAGACAGACCACTATCTGGGTCATGCCAATAAAGAAGATTACCCAACTTGATAAAATCGTATTTTCCCATATTCTTTGATTTATTATTTCCCTTTGCTTGAAGCTCTTTCGGCTTCTTGCCGGGGATTGATTTTTATGCAGGATTAACAGTGGAATAAGGGCGATAAGACAAGTAAACAGTAAATGGAATGGAACGGAATACCCAACCTTCGAATGTAAGAGCAGAAGCAGGCTTGTCCTTTTATACCTTGCAATGAGAAGGGGACTGAAAGTCAATCTTTGATTTGAGGAAGGCTGCCGTAAAATATCCAGGAACCGTTAGCATAGCGGTGCTTGACAATCGTCCGGACACTGTACCTTTGCATATAAAATCTCTTCGGCCAGATTTGCCGATGGTGCGATAAGGGAATACTCAGAATGGAAAAACATAAAAAGGGGTATCATATTATAGGCGAAATATATAACAGAGCTAATATAAGTCCTAAAAAAATATTTTTGCTATCTTTGCCAGCGTATTATATAATATTAAGAACATAACAATGGAAAAAACATTTACACAAATCTGTGAATTGTTCGATCAATTCTCAAAAGATGCCAACCTCCAGATGGAGAAAGGCAACAAAGCTGCCGGAACTCGTGCCCGCAAAGTATCACTTGAACTTGAAAAACTTCTCAAACAGTTCAGAAAAGAGTCACTTGAAGCATCGAAATAATTTTCATTCTGGTTCTGACAGTAGGAAAATGGCGAACTTCACGTGTACCATATCGAAAAAGCCTCTTCGCTTCACAGCGGAGAGGCTTCATTGATTATGACAAAGTTAAACATCAATTATGCGAAATTTCTATTTCGCTTTTGGAAAAAACAACTCCACTTTCGTATGTCTGTTGGCTTCCACGGGCGTATAGTCGGCAATTCCACCTTTGCTAACTCTGATAATCCGCTTGGCTGGTATTCCACGTTGTTCCAGTTCTGCGGTAATAAAACCTGCTCTCGATATACTCAAAGAATCATTGATACTTGATGTTCCTGTAGAACTGTCAGCAACACCAGTTACCCTCACGGATAAACTGTATTTCTTAGCTACACGAGCCAGTTCGTCAAGATTAAGCCTCTGTGAGGTATCCGTCAGATGTGTCGTATTGAGAGCAAAAAAGAAATAGATGGGTGTACCGATGCACTCTCCATCAGCGTATGAAAGAACCGTGGAATCCATAGCGAGGGTGTCCTGATGGGCGGACTGCACATTTCGGGAAGCCGTGTAATTATATGATGGCTTTCCATTCTCTGTCTGAAGAATAGTCGTGTCAAGAGGTGACGACCCGTCCCAATAGCTATGCTTCAATCTTGCACGAAGCGAGTTCAAACCGCTATAATTATTTATAGGATATCTGCATCCGGTTATATCGTCGTTGTCAAAGATATGGCTATATGTATCGAGTAGTCCTTCGATTTCCAGAATTTTCTTTAATTCCACGAGTGTTCGCTTATCTTGATTGTGACGTCCCACATAACGCCTGTTCTCCTCCGAAAGGAAGTTGCCATAATCGACAAGCAGTTCGTTCCGATGGATGTATGGTGCCGTATCCACCGCGCGCTTCCAGCCGACCTTACCGAGATGAAAGGTGAATCCGGCAGTCAGCGAAAGCATGTGATCGCCCAGACGGTTTGGATAGCCATATCCGTCGAAATCCTGGAATGTAGTTGTGTTAGAGAGTTCCAGCATAGCACTAACCCGTTTGGAAATACGGTATTGTGTTAGTATGCCGTAAGAAAGCGCAAAGGGATTGTTCCCGTTGGTGGCGTTATGTAGCAGACCGACACCCATAAAGGGTGCAAGCCTCCAACGTACCTGTTCCTGTCGGGCATATCTGCGTCCAAGGAGATTCCACAGGAGATCTGCATGGATATAATGGTAGTCCTGCGTAGATAATTGTGCATCCTTAAACTGCAAGCCACTATAATTTACCCTTGCGCCGACCAAAGGAGTAAACCATTTGCCGACGGCGAGGCTGTACGAAGGTTTCACTCGTCCAAAAAGGTCTTCACAACCGAGAGGTGTACCAAGAAAAACTGTCGCACCTCCGGATATGCTAACAAACCAGTTGCCGGTTCGAGATGCCGGAAGTAGCACCCCGTTGAGATAGACGGGCTGCATCGGTTGAAGCAATTCCGCTACTTCATAATGAATAGTGTGTCGTACAGTGTCCTTCTGTACGGGTTGTACACTTGCTTGTGCCTGCAACGTGCAGAGCAAAGCGAAGATGAAAATAATTTGTTTCGTCATATTCCAATGATTTCATTAGTTATACTTTTAATCTGGTGTAAGGCGTATGCCATTTACCGTTTAGATTTCTTGCCGATAGTCGAGCGCATCATGCGGCTCGCCATCCTCATACAGCGAAGTGCCCATGCTCGATTGTCCTCGTCCTCGTCGCGTCCCCATTTGAGGTCACTCCCTCCGCCTCCACCACCATGTGATTCGGCAAATGTAGTGGCATCATCTACCATTCCGAGAAATAGCATTGTCGCACAGTGCATGATTTCCGTACCCCGCTCGGCGATAGACTGTACCAGTGAACCGTCAAAGAGCTGCCGTTCTGAAACATTCATTTGTGCCGATGCGTTACGATACTCGCTGATTACACTCTCCAGTAGGACGTCTTTAAACAAGCTATCCACTTTGGAGTGTACATCACGGGAATATTGATAGGCCTCCTCTTTGAGTTCTTCGGTACGTTCTTCAATGGCTCCCATATCCTTTTTCAGTTCGATGAGTTGCCGGTCAGCCGTCTGCAACTTTTCCTGCTTGTCTGCCAGTTGCCTGATGATTCCTTGCAGCTCTTTTTCCAACATTTGTATTTGGATTGCCAATTCTGCCGCATTGCCTTTGTTTTCTTTTAAATTGTACTCGGCTGCCGATAACAAGGTTTCTTTTTCAGTTTTCTGCTTTTCAAGATTGCTAACCATTGTCGTAAGCCCTTTGACTCTGCGTTCTGCCAACCGGATGTCTGATTGAAGTTCACCCAATACCTGTTGATGGAGTTTGATATTATCCTCGATTGTTGTACACTCTTCAGACAACATTCGGCGGTATTCCTCAGTCGTTCTGTGCCGTGCACCCGTTTCGGATATGCTTGTTCCTCTTGACATTCCCCACTTTGTATTGACTTCTGCGAAAAAGTCCGTATGAAGTTGTTTCATTCTTGCACTATATTCAAACTTATCCTTACCGGCGAAGATTTCCTTGTACGCAAAGCGACTATCCTTGATTGGCAGAAGCGTACAGTGGATATGCGGGTTCAATTCATCCAGATGTACAATGAATGCAGCGATGTTCTGCTCACCATATCTGCCACAAACGAATGAATAAACATCCTTGGCCCAGCGTTCAATGTCACGCTTCCGTTCGATGCGGGTATTGTCCGCACCTTTTTCAAAGTCCACCTGTTGCGTACCGAAAGCAAGTTCCTGCATTCGCTGCCGTGAACCGCCGAAGATGATATTTACCACCGTGCGGTATTTTGGTTCGAGCAGCCCCTCATTAGGATCTTTGATTCCACGGTGACTTAATATGTCCGCCATCCGTTTGGGAATGCTACGGCTTGTGTCGATGGGATGTATTTTACCTCCGGGCGCAATCTCGAAGTTCAGCCGTTTACGCGTAGGATCATAATTTCCCTTACTCATAGCGTACTTCTCTGCCTTTTCACTACGGTCACGCAGATGTTCATTACTTTGGGCGGTGGTAATCCCTTTCGACACCTGCACGTCGAGTACCTGTTTTTGATTTGCCATACGTTTTTCATATTGTTTCGGACAATCTACCGTGTCCCAGCTTGCTGCTTGTTCGGACACCCTTCCCACCAACGTCAGGCAGGTGGGGTATTAGGCTCCCCCTTCCCTTTGTTCGTGGCAGGCGGGCAAGCCCGGATGCCTTCTATAACTGGCAGGGGGGCTTCACTGGATACAAAAGTGGATTGTTGCGGTTATACATTCTGTTTTCAACCTCCAATCTGATACGTTGCCTCCTGTGCCTTTGCCGCAAATGCCAGAAAAGGCTTAAAAAGCGTTTTAAGGAACTCCCTGTCATCTTCATCATAATCGGAATTTTCATCCCTATCTACATCAAGAATAAGCCCGGCAATACCTTTCGAAGTTGCAATAAGTCCTGTCCAGTCCCCATACAATTCCAATCGGAAGTAGTCCATAAACTCTGCACTGTCATCGAATCTCGACTTACGCAGTGCCCGTTGTATAGCGGCAAATGTAATGCACTCCAAAGCTACCATACGAATCTTGACAGCTCGTTCATCATCATCCGCTGCCGGATTGATGCGAGTGATACTGTCCGGAGATGGGCAGCTATCGCATATGCCAGCTTCATCCATTGCCCGACGAACAAGTTGCTCACACTTGATTCCGATCTCGTCAAGGGACACTTTGCCGATTATCCAATCGGACAATGCCTCACGTAGCTGTTCTGCAAGGTTCAACTTCTTCTGTCCATTGCAAGACTCCGTGGATTGGCTGGTTTGCACAGTCATGGTAATGATGACGCTTTTGGAAAGCCGGATGCGATTCAACAAGCCGAACTCTTCCATTACATCCAAAAAAGAACGGACAGTAGCCCTATGCCAATGCCATTCCGATGAAAGGTCAGAAACAGTCACGTGGCACTGGTTGGGTTGAAGTTCGTAGCCTTTGTTCCTTAAAAAAGGGGAAACAAAACCTGCCAAAGATTTATCCAATAAATCACAGAAGGCTTCTGTCTTTGTTTTTCGTTCACCGACTTTCTCCTTGAGGTAGTCAAATACTTCTCTGTCTGCCAATATAGGGACAGCTATTTTCTGCTTGGTTTTCATTTTCATTTCATTTTTTAATTATTACTATTGTGCGGATATATCAGTGTTGCCGCTATCCGCATCTTGCGGCAATATCGCGTGATGATGGTCATAATAACTTTCGGCTAATAGTCTGGGGAATTTCATCCATTCAGAGATTATGCCTATGTCCTGAAATTCGGTCATAACCCGAACAGAGGGATAGAACAGGGCAGCCAAAAGAAGATAGGCGGCAGTTACCGCCGTTGTGTACAAGTGTGGAACAAAACTGATGGCCAAAGCCACCAATGAGAGTATGACAAACATACATGATCGGTCACATAAACCTCTTAACAATCTGTCCGCTCTTCTAAATGAATATATAGTGGCACAGATAGCAGTTGAAAGAAAAACACCGAACTCGCCAACATGTCCGCTGATGTAAACATAGTGGAAGAGCAATAGCAGAATCAATACGACCTGTACATATAGTTTACGAGCCTTTACACTGTGTATCATAGCATCGTAGAACCTTACCATAAAAGAACGGTGGCTTTTGTACAATGCTAATGGCAATACGAAAAGCGTTATACAGAAGATAAGTTGTAGTATATTCCAAATCATAAATAATAGGGTTTCTCGCGTATTTGAATGGGGGATATCATCAACTCTAATTGGACAATATTGTGGGTGGCCAATAGGATGATAACTTCGGCGTCCCTCGGTGAAAGGTATATCGCTGCTTTCTTAATACGTTGCTTGAACGTATGCTCCTGCTTACGGTAGGCTGCCAATGCCTTATCCAGTTTATGTTCCGGAATTGTCCATGTCATGCCTTTGGCGTATGAGCCTTTGTCTTTGTAAGCCCGCAGTACCAACGTGCGGGAAACAATGTAATTGATATATCCGTTTCTTGACAAAGCATACTCCTTATAGAAATTGTCATCAACAACCTCTATCCATGTCCGGTATTCCCTAATCCAATAAACCATTTGTCGGTATAGTGTGTCCCGCATAACATGACCATTAAAGGAAATCCATCAAGAGATCGTCTTTGTTCTTCTTATACTTGAATGTGCCACTTTTGGAATGAAGATCCAAATCAAGGCACAGCTCGCCGTACATCTGCTCAAGAGAATCATAGATGGTGACAAGAATGCTATTTACCTTACCGTCTGCATCTGTCTTGCAATTCATCTTGAACATCTGTCCAAATGCCGGGTTGGAGTATGCACAGGTGCTATGCCCGAATTTGTCAGCGTGCGTGGGGATGTGGTGGTAGAGAGTTATAAGCTCCATATCGTCCTCAAACAGATCCATCACTTCCTCCAAATCGTAAGGGTCGCGTAGCGGGAAGGTCAGTAGGGCGTAGTCACCGTAGAATTGTGCTTCCTCCATTGTCGTCACATCGAGTAGTTGCGGTAGTTGCAGAGGGACAAATGTCATAAAGTCATTGAAAAAATGTCGTAACATATTCATTTTTTATATTGTTAGAGCGTCTGTATGAAAATATCCATAAGCATTCCTGGCAGTTCAGTCAGTTGACCACTTTCCGATTGCAGGATTCGGCTCAAGGTTTTGAACGCCACAGGTGTCTGTGCCGCCATCCTGTCAAGTTGTTTCCGTTCTTTATCGGAAAGCAATGTCATAGAGAATCCGTCCAATGAAGTATAAGGGTGGATAAGCATCCATATATAAGCATGTGCTTGCGAAGAAGTCTTGATTTTTTTGTTCCGAACATCTTCTATACAAATCTGCATATTTTGTATTTGGCGACGATTGGTGCGCATTGTCAAATAAAGCATAGCCTCCCGATAGGTAATCTCCTTTCTCTCAGCGGCAAAGAATATCTGCGAACAACACTGTTCAGTACCACGTGTGATGTCAGCCATACTCTCACCTTCGAAATCGTGCAAGTGAGAGAGGAACGCACGGAATATAGCATCTTCTTTAGTGATATAAGTAATCAGTTCATTGCGGCTATGTATGCCGTTACGGATAGTTCGGGTCAGTAACATACGGTAAGCCGCAAGGATTTCCTCTTTGTTACCCTTATGAAGCGGAAGATTATCCAGTGAGTTGAAAAACGGGCGGATTTCTCCAGCGGCATGATGCAGTTCCTCATCATTGTTATAAGGTGAGAACTCTCCTTTGAGAGCCAAAAGTTCCTGATAAGTACGCGTCTTTGAGAGGGCTAAGCGTGAGAACTCAGTGCGGATAGAATCATGCAGTCTGATACACTCTTCACGCTGATTGGAATGGGGGTGGCTGAGCGTATCATTCCGGAGATACCTAAAAACAGAGTCTTTTACTGTTTGCCATTGTAGGATATGCTTGGTCAATACTTGAAATGAGGAATCTTTCTGACGTCGTATATTGTACAAGTACTCCCTGTATATTCCGGCAGGATCGTTCGTAGCTTCAGACAATGATTTGCCATTTCTATCGCTGCATGATATCAGGCCCAATATGGCCAATGAAACGATACATCTTCCAGTCAAAAATGATGGAGTCTTGTAGTATGATTTTAAAATTTTCATATTTAACAATTCATATTTAACGATGCAAATCTATATATTATTTTTATTGTAAAAGCCCTTTTATATCGCATTTAGTATAATTTTTGGTATCATATTAATAATATGATTATCAATGAAAACAAGTGCAAGAAAAAAAGCTAAAAAAAGGATTTAGCGAGATTTTTGCCACGATATGATTTTAGATTAAAATGAAAGTGCTATATTTGCACTTGTTATCAAAACAGTGTATATTAAAATGGCAAAAGTTGGCTATATATTCAAGGAAAATAATGACAGTTTTGATGCTGAGAGAGAATGGATGCAGCGATATGGTTGTGTACAAATCGTAGAGGAAACAGTTGAACATGAAACATTGAGACCTATGTGGAAACAGCTTATGGCGAATCTTCAAAGGGGCGATGAAATAGTCATATCCAAATTCAGCAATGCTGCACGCGGTTTAAGAGAACTGGCCGCGTTCATCGAACTATGCCGTATCAAAATTGTACGTGTCATATCCATTCATGACAGAGTTGATACTCGCGGTGAATTATTCCCCGGTACGACAGCAGCCGATGTGTTGTGGATAATAGGGGCATTTCCGGAAGAAATTGCCGCACTACGAAAATATTCCGCTCATGTCGAGAAGTTACGCCAGAATATCAAAGCCCCGGCTGTGCCGAAGGTATTACCTAAAGCTGAACGAGATAAGACAATCGTGGATATGTATATCAACGGGCATTCTTTCGATGACATTTGGGCTGCAAGCGGTTTTAGCAGCAAAAGTTCTATTTGGCGCATACTCAATAAATATGGCGTAAAACTTGATCGTGGCCAAACCAGCGGTCCGCGTGTCAAACAGAACCCGAAAGAGGACGGAACAAATGAAGGTAACTCCTGATAGAATTTTCAGATAATCAGGATCGTATATTTGTTTTTCGGTTATTATTTTGTATTTTTATTATTGTTAAAACTATAAAAGTAAGACTTATGGGAGATATTATAATTGTATTGCTGGTATTCTGGGTTGTCGGCAAGCTCTTGAAGGGCGTGTTTGGCGGTTTCAGTAAAAGCAGCTTCAAAGATGATAAGTAGGCCAGCCAAGGGATGGGTAAATACGGTCAAAAAAGACTGGTTCAAGAGGCGTGAAATTGTAAAAAGGAAGTGGAATGGAATAAATATAAACGGAGCTTCCGGCAACAGGAATCCAGGATATATCGGTTGAGATATACCCTGAATACATGTCAGATATTGTCTGTCCGGAGATGTTTAGGCTTTCCACCTATACCCCTCGTCTGTCAGTTCCAAGTATTCCTCTAATCCCGGTTTTACGAAAAAGACAATTTCAAAGGCTTCGTTACTTCCGTTATCGGGGAATGTCATGTCGGTTTCTCCATTTCGGATAGTCCCTTTGCCCACGTTGGAACCAAGGTCTTCATCCGCATAGGCATATTGAAACTCGACGTCCGGAAATATCTCGGAGAGTGTTTGGATAAGCAGAGGCACACCTTCCCAAGCCGTATCAAACCAAAGCACGTTCGGTTCTTCAAAATTCTGATTAAAGGCATTCCATTTTGTACCCCAGTTGGCAATAGACCATTCATACCAAGTAGGATAACCGTATTTTCCCCAGTTTCTCAGATATGTCATTCCAAGTTGTAATGCTTCTTCCCTGACTTTTTCCTCCTGAATTTCCATCCATTGAATGACTTTCAGGTCGTCCTGTGAATTGAACGGTTTACGTTGCTGTGCTATGATATACTGCATACCAAATTCCCCAGAAGTGGACGCTTCTATCAGTAAGTCCTTTGGCATAGGGATAATGTTGTTGAAGTCAATATAGCAAGGCGTACTGTCTTCATCAGTTTTTCCTTTTAAGAAATCCATCACATTTTGTACTGTTTCTCTGTCTGCGTTTATTTCTAAACGGTTTGTTACATAATTAGGCATGATTTTAATGTTTAAAGAATTGGTTAGTATTAACTTTTATTTCCCATATTGTCGGTTCTTTACTGATTGAACCGTTTTGGGATTTATGGATGCGGTAAACGGATGTCGATACAGCTTCATACGGCAACTTTTCTTGCCAAATTACTCTTGCGCAGGAAGGAAGAATTTTGTAAGAAATACACTTCAAGTAGCAGGATCAAGCGCGATAGCCGACCTTTGCATTTGATAAAACCAAACCGGTGATAGGATGAAGAATAGATGGGAGATAAAATGAAAAATAATTAATATAAAAGAAGAATGCTATTCCTTTTGCAGAAATATAAAAAAGGAATAGAATGATATAATTATAAAAGAGGGACTATTATTACCCTCTCAATTATAAGAGGGTATGTTCTCAAACTCCGACCCTTATTTGTAATACTGTAATACCGCAACACCTCCGTTAAAGGTTATTACGGTATTTTTTTTGAATTATTCTTGTGTTACTTCCATAGCATTGCTGTATTCTTTGATTTGCTCCATTGTCAGCCATTCGGGTTTTTCGTTTTCTCGGAAGCTGTCGTGAATTTTCGTCATGTATTCAATTTGTGCCTTTTCAGAACCAGCCCACAAACGACGAGAACTTTTGTTTCCAAAGCCAAGATAATATTCACAGTCGGCTTGCAAACGCCCCAATAACATATACCTGAATTTTAAATCGTGCTGTAATACTTCTTCTATTGTCATACTCGTTTTCGTTTTTAATTAAGTTTTTTATTTTCCCTTTTTTCAAGTCTTTCGACTTTGCCGGAAGGGTTGTTTTTCATGTGCGTCCCAAACGACGAAGCAGGAACGCAGTGCAAGGAATCGGAAATGAAATTTTATGAATACCGAAATCTATGATTTAGGAAGATTACGTCAAATTTCATTTCGGATAGCGTAGCGATACTTGGATAGCGTTCGTTCGCCGTAATTTTGCACACGAAAACAAGACCGGGCGAAAGTCTGGATAACGACAGGAAACATCAACATTCATTACATAAGGGCTGTAAAAGAGAAGCAGGCAGTTACGCTGCTATAAAAGGGAAACAAGGAAATTAAAAAAGTGGGCACGGAGCAATCTGTAAAAAAGGGGGATGCCACCTGTCTTCGGGCAAAAGAAGATACCATACCGATAGGATTTAACCGATACGGTATCTCTTTGGTAGTCATCAGTACCATACTTTCAGAAAACCATTTAAAAACATTCGATATTCGCCTCTTGGAAAATCTGCGGGGCGTGCTGATAAAGCAAAGGAAGATTCAATACCGCCATTGGATATTCCACAAATCCGCTTCTACGCTTGTAACCTGAATAGGTCGCTAAATTATTTGTCTCCAGAAACTCCATTGCATCCGGATAATGATTCACATCAATAAATGTACGGTCTGGCAAATCGAGTGCATCCATGCTCTCCAAATTGACGGATAGCACGATATACTCTGTTTCATCTTCCACACTTTGCAAAGTAAGTGCTAACCAGCCATTGCCATAAAATTGAGGCATGAGATAAAAGCGTTCTCCACGAAACTCGTATTCTTTCCGCGTTAGGGAGCTGTCCGGCTCTACCAAGCGAAAATCATCCTCTCCAGAAACAAATTCTGTTGATGGGTCGCTGACATCCACATACGTTCCATTTACATTGTGACACAAATACTCTGCATTTTCTGAACGAACAATCACAAATTGAATTTCCATACTTTTAAAATTTAGCTATTAAACATCATGTTCTTTTTTTCCCTTTTTTCGGAAGCCTTTAGGCTTCTCCAGTCGGGATTTGATTTTTACGTGCATTCAAGATTGCCTTTAAGGAAAAGCAGGCAAGGAATTTGGACAGAATTTTTACAGTTGCGGTATGGAGCGTATACGACATTTGAGCGATTGAAAATCGGGAAAGCTACTGAAAAATTGTGTTCAAATAGCGTAGCGGTACTTGAATGTTTTTCCGTGGCAATACCTTTGCACAGGAAAAAACAAGTCCTGACTGGTAGCAGCCTGAAACGAAATAATTTCGTTTTATACAAGGGTAAAACGGAGTGATAAAAAAGGGAATGACCACAAAGAGCAGCCGACAAAAGCCGGCTTTCTTTTGTTCCTGTGGGAGGAGCTGGGACATTTAATCCGTTACATCATAATAATAGCTTAGCTCGTCATCTTTCAGATACTCCATTGCATATTGACTGGCTTGTGCCCAAAGGGTATTATACAATGTCGCAATTTCCGGCCTTGTTTCATAATACTGCCATATCTTATGGTTAAGCACTAAAACCAGTTCCGTGAGATACTTGTAGTTCTCTTTCCACTCCTCAAAAGCACGGTTGAAAGTGTCCTGTATCGCCGAAAGACCAAATCGGTCAGCAATGGAAAAATCATTCCAAAAGGTTGTTTGCAATTCATAACCGTTCTCTAACATAAATTCTCTGAATGTCATAATGCCTCAAATTTTAAGATTAATATTTTATTTATTTCCCTTCGATACTTCCTGTACCGAAAGGTTGATTATTTTTCTGCCCACGGGATTGGCGGCCAGAACGGGCAAGGAGGATGCGGAAAATACACTCTTCGATATTTCGGAGAGGAAGATTTTACAGCAGCAAGTGTCAGCGGTCCTTGACAGGACGGACAGCCGGCAATCGAATTTTGCAGGGAAATAACCAGGCTTGCGGGATAGAAATATAGGGGGGTAGCTGGATGGGGCTATAAAGGAGGGCCGGAGTCTAAAAAAGGAAACTGGCACAAGCGGCCACCTACAACAGTTGGGCGGGAACATTCATAAATGTGTAAAAAGGAATAGTTTCCCACCACATTTTATGCAGAATATATACGGCATAAAACACAAGTGCCGTAACAGCCTCTTGAGAAAGCGTTACGGCATTTGTTTAAGTACAGGTTACAGGCTATTTTACCTGAACGAGGTTGTCCTGTAGAGTTTTCCAGCCATACACTGCGGCCACATAGGGGTGGAGGGAACGTGTAACTTGGCGAAAACCATTCTCGTCAATTTCATAGTTGTAGATTTTTGCGGCAATCCGTTCTGCGTCGTCACGATTTTCAGCGACACGGTACAAAACATAATTCGTGCCATCATGGTGCGACATACGGCCTCGTATATCGTAGCCGTCACCGTACCACTCTGCATCATACTGTGTAGATTGTAATATCCCGGCAATGTTGTCACCCAAAATTTGATAGCCTTGTTTGCGTCCGTTCCACAATCCTAAATCTCCAAATGCAATAATGACTCCATTGACATCCTTGTTTAGGTTCTGCCGCTCATCCCCCAATTCATTATACACTTCGTCCGACCACTCTTCATCGCTGACCTTGTAGGCATCATCGTCCAGTTCTTCTCGCTTGAAATTTTGATAATACTCTCTTGCTGTTTCATCCAATAGAGCATCACTTGACCAAATTATTTGTTTCATACATTCTAATTTTTTATTTTCCCTTCCCTTCAGAGGCTTTTACCTCGTCCGGTGGGATTTGATTTTACGTGCAAACCACAAGGCGGAAGAAGGGAACAATGCAAGGAGGAAGCGGAATCCGAAGGATTTCATTTGAACGGCATTGACTGCAAATGAAACGCGCCTTGCAGGTTCACGTCCGACTTAACTTCGCACTGTAAAATTAATGGACGGCGGACGTAACCTCACTTTTGGGAAGAAATATGGTTATAAGAGGGACTGGAAAGCTGCTCAGAGGTATGGAATTGAGAGAGTCTTCTTTTTTCTATTGAAAATCGTAATCTGCCTGTTCATCAAGTGGAGCTAAGTATAACAGTATTACCGGGTGAAGATTTCATTTGGAGCTTGGCATCGCAACAGTCACTTATAAAAGTATGATGCGTATTAATCCGGTCATGAGCAAAACAAAAGCGACCAAAAGATCGCTTTGTTCATGATAAGGCAAGAATTATTTTTTGCCTTTTTTCACGGGCTTTACCGGCTTTTCAGGAACATCCTCCTTTTCGATAGGAGGATAAAACTTGACAGCCACCATAACAACACGATTGTGCTTCACACCGACCTTGTCGGTCCACTCTTCAGGCTTAAAGTAGCCTTCAATGGTGAGCATCGTACCTTTGGTCAGTTGGTCGAATGACCCAGTATTCTCGTTTTTACGCCAAGCCTCAATATTCATAAAGGCTGAAATGCGGTTGGTTTCCTCGGCATTCCTTTCCTGACGGCTTACGGCCAATGGGAAACGTGCGACACTGCTGTTGGTGAACTCTCGGATTTCAGCGTCTTTACCTAAGAATCCGGTTACTGTGAAATTGTTTTCAATCTTTTTCATGTTGAATTGCTTTTAGAAGTTATTAAATCAATTTTTACACTGCCTAAAAAGTAGATGTCGTTTAAGGGATGCACCAAGGATAGCGCGTCAATACGCTTTATTTTTAGCCACAGGTAAAATCGAAGGCTCGATAAAGGAAGATTGAAGCGGCTACGCCATTGGTCAAGACAACCATGTCGTTCCCGTCGGCATACTATCTTTGCAGAGGAAAAATGATGATTGCTTCGATAAAAAGCGATTATGGAAAATGGGAAACAAGTAAACCGGTAATGATAAGGAAAAAGAGCAAATCCAAATGTCGGCACAAAGGCGAGACATCCGTCCGAAAGTCAGTGAAGAATAGCAAAGCCAAAGCGAGACATGCCTGGCTTGAATTGAGACTGTAACAAACAGAATACCATCCAATCAGAAAAAAGGCCACTGCATAAGGAATGTGTCAGCCAAGAGTGGACAGAAGCGTAGGTAGCCCATCCTTGGAGGATAGTGATATCCGCATCGAAAAAAAATGGAACTGGAAGGAAAAACGGCAGGAAGAACCAGACTTTTCACAAAGTGGTTTCCAATTCGCTTTGTGCGAATGGCTGGTTTCTACAAAAGGGAGTGGCGCAGCCAAAAGAAAAAGTTATAAAAGGAAAATGGAAGTAAGGCTGAAATGGGTGATTCCATTCCAGCCAGTCGATGATATTTGTCCAAGGTGTCATTGAAATTCAACCATCATAATACGATGCTCGAATATTTTGGTTTTGTCGCTGGGACGTCGCTGGCAAACCCAAAGGTGTCGTGCACCGTAACCGTATGTGAAATATTCATCAAGTGGAGTTTTTTTCTCCAACTGTCTCATGCTTTCACGCAATTCCGCCTCATTGCCAGAAAAAAGAATCGTGTTAATGATTCGGAAATAAAGTTCAGTTACCTCGTCACAATAGGGGCAAAAGCTGTGTTCAATTGTTACTTTCATGCTTCTTTTGATTTTTATTGTACTTCGATCATATCTTCAATTCGACCATATAGGACAGAACGTAGTGCGGTTTTGTCAATGGTATAATATTCGGCAATATGTCCGTGTTGTTTCACGAAATACCGTTTGAGAACATCGGAGAAGTCAAAACGGTAGCCCATTAAAGCGATACCTCTTTTGAAATGGCAGCACTCTTTCACATTGCGGGTGAGCCAGTTCTTTTCTTCCCGACTCAACTTGTCGCCATTATCAAGACGTTCCCGTAATTTGTAAACCTTGCTATCTTTCAGTTTTTCCAATTCGGGCACATCCCATTGGACGAATTTCATTGCTATCTGTGTCATGGTTTCTATGTTGTAAAATTGTAAAAATTACTTCATCACAGTATTTAATACTCTCTCTTTGCCACAGATGAAACGAACAGTGATTTTGTTGTCGAAATCACCGACAATCGTTCCATCCGTGTGTCTCTTATAGAATAAGCAAAGTGTAGGATAGACCATAATTTTACTTTATCTTCTTCTACTCATTCAGTTATTAATTTGACCTTCCATTCTCCCTGAGAGAATATTCTAAAGCTCACGTACTCGTCTTCAAATTCATAGGTTAGAATCTTGATATAGACTTTATCTTTGTCCTCCAACGATTCTACCAATTTTTTGATTTCTTCTTCTGGATACACCCAACGAGAGGAAAATTCTGCATCTACACTATCACCATATCGATTGGTAAATTCGCTGAAAGTGTCATCCAAGAAAGCCTCTATTTTGTCGAGGTCTGTTTTATTTTCCGTTCTTGCGTGGAAAATGTTGGTTGCATAATTTGCCATAAATACCAAGTTTTAAGTTTGTTACTTTCCCTCCTGTAGCATTTCACTTACTTTCGGGCTTGATTGAAATTATGTCGCTTCAACAGGTGGCATGGCTATGTATGCAGGGTTTCACTACAAAATACTACCTCTGCGAAGCGGAGCGTGGAGATTTTGTAGTGAACCTTCAGGTTACAACCTTGCATACAATAAAGACATGGCAAATACCTTTGCGACACAATTCCCATCGGGCAGACCGAAAGTTGATATGCGAGCATGTGGGAGTTTGCTCGGTACGGATGTGTGTAAAAGGTGGCTATGAAGTAAAAGAGTATCGCAGCGAAAAGAGAAAAGAGGCAAGAGCTTATCTTCTCTTTTGGCTGTATGGGTAGAATGGGAAAATCACAAAAAGTAACATGAAAATCCAGTTTGGTTTAGTTTGTTAGCCTTATATATGCTAAACTAAATTAAACTAAATATAGGCAGGCATTTTTGGCTGCCTGTACAAAAAAGATTATCTTTGCTACAAGCAATACAACTTCAAGAGATAATAATTTGTATTCTCTTTATGAGCTGCAAATAATTTGTTAGTTAAAGTTAGGAGCAAATTCTTCGAATGATGAGAGCAGATAAAATTGCTCGGAATGCACTCTGAAAGCAAACAAACGAAAAGAAAGAAACAGAGTGCAAATAGAAAAATGAGAAATCACTTTAATTCCTATTTTTGTTCCTTATTTGTTTCTCCATTAAAATTACCTTTCTTATAATATATTGATTATAAAATATTTAAGTGTATATTTTTAAGATGGTTAAGAATATTT